CCTCTTGCTCTGCTGCCAGGCGCTCAGCCTGCGCCGGTGTTATGCGCGGCCAGTTGTAGCGGCTATCGATCATCGGTTGTGCGCGGTTGATCGGTTCCGCCTGCCGCTGCAGGCCCCGGCCGCTTTCATCCGGCAGCCAGATGATATCTACCATGGTCCGGCTGAGCGGGGACATGCCACCAGATCCGAGCGTAAACATATCACTGTCACGCTCCCAGGTGCTCACGATATAACCCCGGCTGCCGTCACGGTCACGGTAAACCGGCGCGCCGATCAGTGAGCCGGGCAAGGATGCGGTTTTATCGCCCGGGACGTGCGCCACGGCTGCGGATCTGATTTTCATCAGCAGCTTATAGTTCGGCGTTGTGCGGTAATCTTCTGTCTCGCACGATTGGTACTCAAGTTCAGCGCACAGCTCCAGGATGCCGCCACGGTCGGGCGCCGGCTCCGCCTTTTTCATGTCGGTGGGGGTGAACGGTTCGTTTTTGTTGTAACGATGGTTAAAGCTACGGATGTTTTCATTTTTCAACAACCGTGCGGCGCGCTCTGCCGGGTAGTCGTCAATTATCAGCGCTGCAAACGCGCCCAGGGTTGCAAAAACGGAATCGTTGCAGATATATGCAGACATGATGTTCTCCTTTTCCCGGTTGGCGCCGGGCCGCTATGGTTTTACTGTGTATCCGGATTACCCGGTTGATGGCTCAATGACTAACTGGCTCTGAGCTGCTCACTCTGCTACCTGGCTCACCTAGTCGTGCTCAGGCCAGTTCCGGAAGCCAACATTAAGCGAAGCATGATCTAAGCTCGCTCAGGTCTACAAAAATTATCTCGTCTGAGCCATAAAAGCCGCCACTGATGTTTTGATACGGATGCTCTGCCATGCTGTGTAGTGCATCGTTAACGGCCTGTTGATCGGCGCCGGTCTCTTCAGCGATTTCCCGGATGTCCTCAAGCATATCGGCTTCGCCGCTGAACCCGTACCTTTCACAAAGCGCATCGTGAGGACAGTACAACGAACCGACAGTTGAGCCAATCAGCGACGCTAATTCAGAAGCGTCGATCAATTCCAACCTGGCGGCCATCTGCTGTAGGTAAATGGATAGCTCGTCGATGTCGTAGCCGTTCAGTACGTAACGCTTGAAACTTTCAGCTTCGAGGATAATGTCGGTAGTCTTCATGGTGGAATCCTTCAGTCTATTTCAGTGATTTCTCAGCTCTTGTAATTAATTACATGCGCATTGCACATATAATGCAACGCCTTAATCAACCACAAAATCCGGGTACCCGTTACTTTGTTGTGATCATCCACCAGAGCCAGAGCCCTAGCAGTAGCCCCGCCACTCCCGGCCGCATGATCAGCGCGGCCAGGATCAGGACAGCCAGCCAGCTATCCACGCTTATGCCTCTTCGTCGGCAAAGTCGTCTTCGTCATAGTTCCAGCCGTCCGCCTCTTTCAGAGCCTCCTTGTATGCTGCCGGGATCTGCCCGCAAATGTCATCCATGCGGTTGCGCAGGTAGTCGGCAACATCGTCGGCATCGCCGATAATCTCCCAGTCTTCCGCCTCTCCGGCTTTCACTTCATCGTAAAGCGCTGCGGCGGCCTCTTTCAGGCTTTTGCCTTCCGGCCACTCATCAGACAGGGAAGCACCGCCTTCAGCCAGATAAACACCGATCTTTTCGATACTGATTACATCATGCAGGTCTCGTTCAATCGCGTTTTCGATGGCTTCCTGAGCGTCGAGCGCATCCTGAGTGTATATCCCGCGGTAATTGTTGCCGTCCCACTCCTCGCTATAGCCGTCGCAGATGCGGGCAAAGTCGGCTTTATGTTCTTCGCAAAACTCAATCAGGGCTGAGCCGCGCACGTTGGCCGGTACAGAAAAACGCAGTTCCTGATTATTCCATACTGTCACCGGGACAGCGTTGCCAATCTCGCCGGACCAATCAGCGCTGACAGTGCGCGCCTCGGGCTTTACTTCGATATATGCGGGCTGGGGCTGCATTTGTCCATCATACTGCGCAAAGAGAGGGGCTTTTTTATCGGCTTCGAAATCGAAAGAGAAAGTTACCTGTTCCATGATGCTCACCTTTTATCTAATTCGCGGTTGCCGCCGCGCCGGTTTGTTTAATGTCTGGGGTAACTATAGCCGCAGCATTAAAACAGCGTCAAGCGGTTTTTATAAAAAATATTCGCCTTACCTATATATGCACAACATATAAACCGGTGGCAGAGATAAACAACCGCTGCGCCCCTGGCTGGAGCTGCGCGCGCTGATCGACAACCGCCAGGCGCTGGCCAGTAGCGCCACCAGACCACCGGCCGCATCCAGGGCAACCCCGCCGCACTCACTGAAGGCCCCGTATTCTCTGGCCTGCAGACCGGCGCGCCGGTTCACCTGGCGCCACCGAACAACGCTAAGTCATTGATTTATATAGAATAAGCCTTTTCGCCGGGTACACTAAAGCGGCTGCACCAGCCAGCGCCTCACTTAAAACCCTACGCACCAAAAACAGCCGCTTTAATGGGGCTCAAGTCATCGCCCTATTTTTGTTTTGCGCCACTTTAATGGAGCGTTCGCCATCGCCCTATTTTTGTTTTTGACGCGCTCGATATTCGCGCTGATATTCTCTTGCCTTATCGGCATCGCGTCCGTCTTTTCTTTTTGCGCCAGCCGGTAATTGTTTTCTTGGTATATTCTTGGCGATTTCTTTTTGGCGTTTTAAATCATATTCACGCTTTTTACCACGACCTGTGTTTTTATTATTCTCAATCAGATCATTTAAATGGTCGTGCGTTACAATGCCGTCTGCTATTAACCGGTTCATCTTTTCACGTTGAGCGGCACGGTAGGCACGTCCGGCCAGTGGCGTTTTGGCTGGTAGGTTGTAAACCTCACGGTATTCAAAAGCTGTCATGCCATGGGCACGCTTCAAGTGTACCGGCAAGAATTCAAACCGCTTACCACATACCAGACATTCGATCCGATCATGGCTCAGGTATTCTTCAACGGCTTCTCGACTATCGATGATTACCACGGTGCCACTCCATGACTTCATCTACGCAACGCGGGCCGAAGTTCTGGATGTTGTAGAGCGTGTCTTCCTCGATGCGCTCCACAAGCTCACTCGATTTGTAGATCTGCGCCAGCATCAGCGCATCCTGTGTGCGTTGGCTGAAACCCTGCATCCAAGAAGGTGCCGCCAGATCGGAGCGCTTCACCGCTTCTGCCAGCGTATCATTTACCCACTGTTCCAGCGTTTTACCCTGCGCCTTGGCAGCCTGAACCCAGGCACCTTTGTCCTTCTGTCGGCAGGCAATGTTCAGCCGACTCATCTTGTCTTGATCGCTCATCTTTTCACCCAACTTTTCACAGAATTTTTCACTTCAAAATGGGAGGGGTACCCCGGGGGGTATGCAGAACTTTTTGGTTTCAAATCCTATCGATACCCCCCGGGGTATCAAGCATTAGCCTGACGCCGATTGTACGACTCTGCCTCTTTCGCCCACTCATCAGCAACCCTAACTAGATCGGGACGGAAGGCCCACAGGTAACCTATACCGGCTTTCATGGCCTCTTCAGCTGTTGTATGCGGCTTGTGGGTGTACTCATATTCACGGTCATCATCCACCCTGCTGAAGCTGCTGCCCAGTTCGTTGATAGCCCATACGTGGCCATCCTCTTGCTCAAGGGTTTCGATCATCGAAGATAGGTAGATACTGGTGTCTTTATGGGTGAACTGGCTCATGGCTGCATGCTCTTCAGGTGGGCAACAATCTGTTCGTAGTCTTCAAATTTATCCCACTGCCCCGCCCAGAACCGGTCGATCATGTCGACAACGGCCATACGCTGACAGAAATTCATGCTCTGAATTTTCTCGGGTAGGTGGGGGGCATCGCCCATTTCGTACTGCTCACTGTCGAGCACTTCAGCCAGCAGCATCTTGGCGACACCTTCAGCATCGTGGTCAGTCATGGTGCCGGCATAGATGCTGAACAGCGTGGTCCATTCTTGGGTGGTTAGATCGACTTCTGCCAGGCTGGCGCGGATCATGGCACAGTAGCGGTCACGGAACATTGTAATCGCACCGGACCAGTTGACCTCATCCGCAGAATAACGGGATTCAATGGCAGCCACGGTGTGATTGGTGAGAGATACAGACTTTTTCAGGCTCATGCAGTGGCGCTCCCTTGCTTGATTTCGTACCACTATCGCACCTAAGCCGCACCAGCGTCAAGCCTAAAACAACGAAACCTGTTCCGCCTCCCACGACCGCCACGGCTTTGGCTTGCGGCCGAACAGGAAGAACTCCACCGCCTGTCGGTAACTGGTCGTATGCCCTGCTGCCGTTTCCCGACAGCGATCACTGCAATAGCCATCGTCATCAATGGGCGCAGCCTCATAGATAGCGCGACACTCCTTGCAGATCTCATACGTGACATGACGCGGGCCACCACGGCGCAGCATGGCGATCTTGCGCTTTTCGGCGGCCTCCTTGCCCTGGCATTTACGACACACCCGCTGCAGGCCCTTGGCCAGCTTATCTGGGCTCACCTTGCGGACAGTGCCGCAGCGCTCACATGCGTGATCAACCATCGTCCGGGCCATGGTGCTTTTCCTCCTGCCACTTATCCAGATCGCTTTTATCTTGGTTGCACCGCCACAGCGCGAACTCCAGGCGCTTGGCGTACATGTCGATATCGAGGTTGCTGGCGCCAAGTTCTGGGCGCTCCGGGTATTCTGTTGCCTGCAAAAACCCCTCAGGAATCGCCCGGCACTGCATGGGGGGTATCGAGCCAGACGGGCTGGCGCAGCCGCTGAATGCGATCAGCAGACACAGGCACATCAGCGCACGGGTCGGCTTCAGTGGTGCGCATGGCTTCAAGCTGGCGCTCAAGGATGGTTTGCACACGGGTATTCTCCCTTCTGTTTTCGGCATACAACCGGTCCAGCCGGTCACGTTCAGTGCTCAAGTATTCATAGGCGGCCAGCAGGTTGCGCTTGTCCTGCTCCAGCTGCTCTACCGACTGCGCCAGCTGATTGACCTCGCCGGTCAAGATGGTCGCCTTCACCCACCAGAACAGGCCGAATAACGTCAGCCCCACAAACCCCAACGCTGTTGCTCGCCACGCCATGCTTTACCTCCTCAGTACCATCTGCTGCCAATAGGTCCAGATACGCTCCACATACGTGGTGGTTTCTCGGGCGTGATGGTCGGTCACCTGCGGCAGCGCTTGAATGATGCTGGCGTAATCGTTGGCCCCACCAGCCACACGTTGCGCCTCGATGATGTTGCCGGCCCCTGCGTTGTAGCTGGCGGCTGCAAGGCTGTACCGATCTGCAGCTGGCCGCTCCGCCTTCCAGATGCTGATCATCCGCCCCTGGTAATAAGCGCCAGCCGTAATGGCTGGGCCGGAAGCGTGCGGGCTGATCCCGCTATACCCAAGCTGCTGGGCAACCTCGGCCCACGTCCCCGGCATGAACTGCGCCAGCCCCCGTGCACCCACAGGGCTGACTGCATCCGGCTTGAGTCGGCTTTCCTGAAACAACTGTGCCTTCCATAGCCGCCAGTCATACCCCGGCAGGTAGCGCTTGGCCGCCTGCCGAATCTTCAGGTCGTACTGATCAGGAAAGCCCGACGACCAAGCCGATGAGCAAACACACACCGATAAAACGGCAGCCAAAATAGAGCGCAGCAGCATGGGGGTCATTAGCAATCGTCCTCATGGTTGTTTTGAAGTGGATGCGGCCCAGCTGGTCGAACACGCGCAACACGTACCAGGCACAGATCAGGGCAAAGAAGATGTACGCCAAGGTCATCAGCGCATTCAGGGTCAGAATTTCGGTCATTGCGGTATTTCCTCATGGTTAATCGATCTTGCTGCCAACGCGCTGAGGCCCAAGGTTTAGGCTTTCGCGCAGTTCGCGGTTTTCTCGTTTCAGGGCGATACACATGCTGGCCAGCACATCTTCGTTATCGACGAAGTAGTCTTGGTCGACTGATATCAGTCCTGAGCCGCCACACTCGCCGCAGGGGTAGCTGGAGACAGCCCCGCGAACCGCTCCGGAACCAAAGCAGTTGTCGCAGCGTTCACCGGTAGGCATTTCCACAGTCAGAGGACGGCTTTTCAGTTTGGCCTTACGCACGGCTTCCTCCTTGCGACATAAAGCGCCAGCATGGCGGCATCTCGCTTGTCTGCACTGCTCCGTCCGGTCCATCCGGTCAGACGGTTGAATAGCTTTGCATCTTTCTTGGCATCCTTGGCTGTACCTCCCAACGGCTTAACCAGCGTGTAACTGGCGCCTATCAGGTCGAGGAACTGCACAATCAACACCTGCACTGCCTTCACCATGCCCACGTTCTGGCTGATCTTGTCGTTCTGGGCGTTGTAGCTGCCTGCCTTCAAAGCACGCATGAAGCGAGGCTTATTGATCGACACATTTTCAACCGCGAAATGGGCGCCCTGGGCGTGCTGTTCCTGAATAAAGGCCTGCAGTTTGAAGAAGTCGAGGGCCTGCAGGTCAACCAGCTTGCCGCTGCTGACGATGCCAACGCCGTTTTCTTTCAAGTCCGGATCAATCCCGATTACCAGTTCAGTCACTTCTGGCCCCCTTCCACTGCACGCGCACCGCACCTTCCACCTCTGCCCGCTGGTACTGCTCCATATCGCGGGTTTCGTACATGAACAGCTGCCAGCGGTCGTGGCGCGCTTCCTTCTGCTTCATCCGTTTAATCAGCGCTGGAACATCAATCCCATACACCACCTGATCATCCACATTCACCAAGCCACCCCCGAATCCGCTCCGAAACCTCTGTCTGCGCCAAAGCGCCTTCATCGTGGCACTGCGCCGCCTGCAGCAGCGTGTCAGGCGTTACGCCCACCTTCAGCGCCAGCGTAACCAGCTGGTGAGTGGTCGTCTGTGTGCCGCGCTCCTCGATGATCGCGTTAACCAGCGCCAGCCGGTCGGCTTCTGTGATCAATCCATCAGTGATTGCTGTCATGGCTTTGGTCTCACCAGTCTGTGTCGTTGATATCCATGATTGCTTCGGTCACGGCAGCACGTTTCTGCTGGCGAGACTGAGCCTGATCACGGGGGTCTGATGGCCAGGCGCGGTTCAGCCATCCAAGAAAGCGTTTCTCCCACTGCCCCTGCCGCTCAGGCTTTGCACCGATGAAGTGAAGGCGAAACGACACCAGTTCGGCCTGAATCTTATCCAGTCCCATCGCAGCGACATGGCGCCCCATGTACAGCCGAACCGCGTCCTCGGTGGGCTGCCAGCCATGATGCATTTCAAACGCGTCGCGACTTTGGGCTGGCGCTGGAGCTGGTGCTGCCGGCAGGTTTGACCCTACGCTGAACAGGTTGGACAGGAACGGATCATCAGCTTCGGTTGCCGGGATGGTACCGACATGCGTGTCGGTCGCATCGGTGTGATCGTGATCAACGCAATCGTCCGAATTCGTGCTGCTGGACGCGCCAGCGTCATCAACAGGTTCAATGACTGGTTCAAAAGAGTGACTGGTTCTGGGGTCAGGATTTGACCGGGTGGGGGTATCAGAATCTGACCGGGGGGTGGCTGAATCCTGACCGGGTTTATTTTTGACCGGGTCAGGATTTGACCGGGTCTGTTTCGGCTTTTCTTCAGCCTTGCCCTTGGTGATATGCAGTCGATACTTGTTGCTGCTGACGCCGCCGTTCCGTTCCACAACCGTCAGAAATCCAGCCTCTTCAAGCGCCTTGATGTGCGCCTTTACCGTGCTACGCCCCATCTCGCACTGATCAGCTACATGCTGGTATGACGGCCAGCATTCGCCCTTGTCGTTTGCGTTGTCGGCCAGCTTCACCAGCACCAGCTTGCGGCCAGGGTTACCAACCTTAGCCTTCATGGCCTCAACCATCAGCGTCATGCTCACTGTCTTATGCCTCCAGCCGCTCAACTTCAGCGCACAGTCGGGCTGCGTATCGCTGCATATAAATTCGGGAAAGCCGCTTCTTGCGCTGCTCAAAGGTCATACCGGCCTCAATCAGACCGGTATCGATGTTCTGCAGGTGGGTGATGCACTGCATCTCAAGCGGCGTCAGGTGGTCCCTGATCGCCTCATTGGCGGCCAGACCGTGACGGGCACGGAACTGCTTGGCGGTTGAACCAAGCGCAATGCGGTTGATCAGGTCGTATTCGTTCGAGAAATGGTAGTGTTTGACTGGCTGGCCGTTGTCCAATCGATTGAACTTCACCGCGTCATTCAGATAACGCGACTCCAGACGGGCGCGTTCACGCTGTACCTGCTGCTGGGCCAGTTCAACCTGGTTGTTGATCAGTGCGTCATAGGCTCGAATCACTTTCAGGTGAAACGCTGCACTGATCCACATGGCATAGGCATACACCAGCTCTTTGCAGACATATGTACCGCCCTTTCGCCCCCCAGCCGTTACTACCGGAATTCCGGTAGTTTCCAATTCATCGATCAGTTCTTTTGTTTGCTGGTTGTTTAGCCAGTAACTCGGAGAGTGGCGCTTCTCGTTGCCAGCAGCCTTATGCAGATCATTCAGGCAGAATCGGCCTTCCTCATCTGTACGAATCTTCAGGTTGTCAATCTTCATAATTTGCGGCATCATAAACCCTCGTTTTGAGTTAACCCGGTGCGGCTCCCCAGCCATTCAGTACCGGGTTTTCTTTTGTCTGGTAGGTGCCAATCTGCCACCCACTGAACAGCACCCTCTTCCATGCCTGCGGGCCAGGATAAAAACCCATCGGCCGAAGGTGCTGTTCAGTGCCCCGTCTTTCCGGGGTGTCCGCGACCGTACTCACTCAAGACGCTGCCCCATTACAGCTGTATTACCCTGTGCTTTCAGGAGAGCGCCTGACTTGCCGTGAGGCCAAAGGAGTGTCATCGCTCTGCTGCAGATGTTTTTCCATGTCCGGGCACGGCCTGTTACTGCTGGCGCTCTCTGCTAATCCCGGTCGGCGCCCTACCCCGCCGCTGGGCCGATCGTGCGTTACACGTCTTGCTGGTAAACTTTTTCCAAATGGTTGGCCGTGCAATTCAACATCGCAGCTGCGGCCGGAAATCTGGCTTTAACGCAGTCCGAAAACTCACGCAGGAAAAGAAGGCAATCATCAACACTGGAAGGCTTGCGGCGCTCGGCGGTCAGTCGGTGCACCTCAGCCAGTGCCACATCCAGCGTGCGCTGATCCAGATCGATCACCGGCAAGGGCTCATACACCCGTTCTTCAAGGACAATCTCATCAGCGCCAGCCTTGATTTCAGGCAGAGCACCGAATACAGGGATATCCACGAACTCATCATCCGTAGCCTCAAAAGGCTGAGTGGCGGCTTCCGGCTCGGCAGGGGTCTCCTGTTCAGCGTCCTGCTGGTCTGCCTTCGGTACCGGAAGCTCACCACACTCAAGCGATGCGCGGCCTGCTTCAGTCAGGTAGTAAGCGGTCTTTTCTTTAAGGCCCTTAGGGGCGATCAAACCGAGGCGCGTCATTTCAACGATGGCCGGGCGAAACGTCTTTTCCGTCACAGATGCCGTGCGCGCCAGCAGCTGGCCGGCTGAAATACCTGGCGTGTTTTGAATCGTTATCAACAGATCAAAAATGCGCTGATTCTGAGTTGTCATCACTTATGCTCCTTAATCGCCAGGCGCATGCTCATCAGTGCATCGATCGCCTCATTGATTTCACGCTGCATTTCGTTGCGCTCACGGTCGGTCAGCTTGCCGTCTTCCAGCGAATCATGAACGGCCCGGGACACATCCCCGCACTCAGCCACCACCGTCAGCATTGCGTCCATAAGCGATTCGGCCTTGGCTTTCACCGGGCCTAGCGCGTTAACACCCAGCTCAAGACACATCGCCTCAACAATGCGCGTGCTGAGTGCATGGCGCTGCAACGCCATCAACTCATGAACGCTGAACTTGTTGGCCTCGCACTGCGGGTTTGCCTTGTTCAGCAGCACCTGGTGAGACATGCCCATCAACTCAGCCAGCTGCTTTGGCGCCAGCCCTGAGTTGTGGACGGTGTCGTAAATTGCGGAATCGATGTGGTCCATGTTGTGCCGTCCTTTTTAAATGAGATCTTTGTGGTGTGTGTGGCTATGCTGCAGATGTAGATGGTTGGTCAGGCGTGCGAACAGCCTTCAGTTGACCTTTAGTAATCAACTCAATCTGAAAGGCACGCAAAGAAGGAACCTCTTCAGGCCACTTGCTTATGGCAGGCTGACTGATCGGGAAGCCATGAGCCGTGAGCCTGCGCGCAAGCTCGCTCTGACTCTGGAAATGCTGCAAGACTTCGGTTTTTTTCATCCGGTTTATACCCTGAGTTATAGCCACCAGATGAATAATAACTTTAGTTATAAATAAATCAATACCTGAGGGAATTTGAGATGGGCTCACTTGCCTATAACATGGGTTATATGGAAGACATCATCTCGCGCAACGTCGCATACCTCATGAGCAAACTAGGCCTTACGCAGAAGGAGCTAGCAGATGCTGCTGGCGTTTCTCAGCCGACCATTCATAAGATCGTTTCAGGCAAGACGGATAACTCACGTCACCTATGGAAGGTCGCCAAGGCGCTAGGATGCGAAGTAGAAGACCTTTACAGTGATGGTTTGCGAACGCTTGATGAAATAAAGAGCAGCAAGGAAGCGAAAATCAAGGAGTCAGCGGGTATCTATCAGCCAGCTTCAGAGGTATTTGAAGTGCCTGTGAGGAATGCAGAGATTTCTGCAGGTAATGGGATATGCATTGACCATGACAGGGTGGTTGAAACAGTGCCTGTATCGCTTTCCAGACTCAGCGCAATGGGCGTTGATCCACACGCCGCTCAGATTGTAAACGTAAACGGTGAATCCATGGAGCCGACACTGATGCATGGTGATCAGGTGATGGTGAACTTGGCCGCAACCCGATTGCTTGATGGTAAGGTCTATGCGTTTGAATTTGAGGGCGAAACAAGAGTAAAACGCTTTGCGCGCAGGATTGATGGTGCGTGGCGCATAATCAGTGACAATCCAGACAAAAACCACTACCCGGATGAAGTACTGGCAAATCACAATCTGGACTGCATTCGCATCATCGGCCAAGTGGTAGGGTTAACATTCAGGCAAATTTAGGCACCAGCCTTTATACATCGTCGTATCGCGCCGCCTCAAGGCTCTGGTGCAGCGTAGCTCTCAGAGCCTTAAGAAGCCGCTCCTCGGATATCAGATTAATGCCATACCCTGCCGCGCGGATCTCTATAGCGTACTCAATCTTGCGGCCATAGTTTCCGTGCACCCAGTCACGGCTGGCGAACGTGCCCACCACAACATAGTCGGTTGAACGGTTTGGCTTGCGGACGCACGCGCCGCCGCGCTTGGTTATTTCTTGCTCTACCTCCTTCCGCTTGCCGCTGCAGAATTCACCGGTAACCGTAAACACCATCCCGTCGAACACAACATCGACATCATCATCAATTGGCAGCTCGGTTGGAGTCAGTTTGCGAAGAACCTCGCCAGTCGAGTAATCCACTTTCTCAGCAACCGCTTGAACCTGCCCCCCGATTACAGACTTGAGCAGCACCAGTAGGTCAGATGCTTCTTTCTCGTCCAAAACGCCATCTCGCAAGGCGTCCGCCAGTCTTTCAATAATGATATCGCCAGGGTAAACCGACGCCAGCTCTGCATTGGCAGATAGCCAGGCGTACAGATTTTCTGCCTCCTGTTGGTTCACATCGCCATCAAAGGCAACCCCACGACAAATCCCCAGCAGCTCATCAATATCCCGTGTTACCCGAGCCGTGCGCTGAATGCGCTGTGAAATCGGCTGTCCGTGGTCATCTGTTGGTACCTGCATCCTATCAATCTCCCTGATTAACCACCGTCAAGAAGACCACTTCAACGCCTTTCCGGAAAGGCTTAGAAAAAAAATATAACTTTGGTTATTGTCATGAATTATAACTTTGGTTATATTTTGGTTATCGGAAGGGTATAGCTTGATAACTTCCGCAGCAGGCCACACCTGCACCGCTCTTTAACAATCCCGATCCCCGCGACCAGATCCCGGCGCCAGCCGGCACAGAGCGGGTTAGAAACTTCTGGTCCATGCCGGCTCTGTCCCGGCCACGGCACCGCCGTGCTTCCAATCGCTCCCTTCCCGGATGCCTCAGAACGGCAGCAGTCCCGAGTACAGCGTGACGGTTGATAAATCAACGCCCCATCGATGGCGAGTAATCGACAGGCAACACCCGCAACACCTGCACATTCATGTAGCGCATTCACCGAGTGCGCTACCGGAACAAACAGGAGAACCACATGGACGCACAAACGGTTTTTACCTTCATCCTGCTGTTTGCAGGCCCCCTGCTGGCGCTAACCGCCGGCTGGGCACTGTTTACCCTGGCCTTCTGCATGCGGGCCTTAATCAAGCGCCAGCCGGTCAGCCCGGTACTGCGCGAAATGCTGGAGGAGTGGTAATGCTCAACCACGTAATGCTAGACCTCGAAACCATGGACACCCGCCCCACGGCTGCCATTGTCGCCATCGGCGCAGTGGCCTTTAACCCGCACATAGGCAAAGTCGACCGCGAAGGCGGCTTCTACGTCACCGTAGACCTGCAGAGCTGCCTTGATGCAGGCCTGACCGTCAGCGCCAGCACCATCAACTTCTGGCTCAAGCAGAGCGAAGAAGCGCGCCAGCAGATCACCGGCTGGTCTGAGCCGCTCGAAGACGCTCTGCACATGCTGGAAGGCTGGCTGCACAAACTGAATATCGCCGCCTGCCCGCCAGATGGTGACCCCTACGGCCCGCATCTTGAGATCTGGGGCAACGGCGCAGACTTCGACAACGTCATACTGACCAACGCCTACCGCACAGCCGGTTTCGACCTGCCCTGGGGCCGGTACCACAACCGCTGCTACCGCACCCTGAAAAAACTGTTCCCCAGCATCGAGATCCAGCGCACCGGCATCCACCACTGCGCCATCGATGATGCCGCCAGCCAAGCCGAACACGCCTGCCGGATCATCCAGCATCTGGACGACCTGAAGCGCCTTGGCTACCAGAACGAAAAACAGAAAGAGGCTATCTGATCATGTTCAAACAACTGAAAAACGTATCCGTATACCGCGCCAGCCTGCCTGCCCTGGCTGATCTGGAAACCGCCATCGAAGGCAACGAGTCACTGACCCGAAACGATCCGCTCGACAGCAACGAGATGATCCGCTTCAGCTTCCAGCGCAACCCGGTCACCAGCCGATACGTAACCCCGCTTCTGCGCGGGTATAGCCTGTGCGTACTGGTGCAGGAAAAGATCCTGCCGGCAGCCGCCATCAAGAGCGAAGTGGACCGCAAGGTGCGCGACATTGAAGAACAGCAGGATCGGGCGGTTGGCCGCAAAGAGCGCCTTCAGATCAAAGACGAAGTGATCATGGATCTCTTGCCCCGCGCCCTCACCAAAGAGCGGACCATCTACGGCTTCTACGACAGCCTGGAGAAGAACCTGTTTGTCGATAACACCACCGAGCGTTACAGCAGCGCCGTGCTGAAGCTGGTCTGCATGGCTGACGGCAAGGTAACGACATCTACCGTTCATATCAGCGACCAGAAACAAGGTCTGACCACCCGCCTGACTGCGCACCTGGATGGCGGCAGCGAACCGTTCGGAGTCTTTGAGCTGGGCAGCAATCTGCAGCTTAAAAATGCCGAGGACGGCGCCAGTGTCACCCTCAAGGAAACCGAGTTCCCACACGGCGATGATGAATACCAACTGCTGGAAAAGATCGCCACTGGCTACCGTGTCCACCGTATCCAGCTCGACTACAAGGGTCTGCGCTTCACCCTGACTGACAAGTTCCACATCAAGGGCATGTTTGCCAGCGAGCCGTCAGAAGTTGAGTTCGACAGCGCCGAAGAAGAATGGCTGACCGAAGCTAACACCCGCGTCTTCGTGCTGAGCAAAATCGTGGAAAAGCTCTGCGAGATGTTCGGCTATGAAGCGCCGGTACCGGAGATGAAAGAACAGGAGGCGGCATGAAGCCAAAAGAACTTCAGGAGACAATCGCCAGTTTCGCAGAAGAGCACGGGGTCGAGATGACCATCAAAGTCCTGTGCAACATGTTGTCGATTGTCGCCGAAACAACAGGGTCGTTTGAGGTTGAGAATGACCGAAACGGCGTGACCATCACCATTGATGCACCGGAGTAATCATGAACCCCATGACCCAATACCCACCCCGCCCCACGCTCACAGGCGACCTGCTCAAATCTGCAGTGCAGGCATTCCTCGACAATAACCCTGACTTTGTTGAAAGACTCGGAAGCGACAGTGCAGACGATATCGCCAGCGAGTACCACTTAGGCATGGACGGCTTCGAGCTGTGCAAGCGCCTTGAAAAGTGGTGCTACTGGGACACCGACCGGGAAGATATGGAAACGCTGGATGAGCTGGATTACTTCGCCCGGCAGCAGCTCAAAGAAGCCGAGCGGCGATGGCTGAGACACAACAACATCCAGCCGCCCTACCCGATCGGCAGTCGCATAAAATGCACCCAGCGCGGACGAACCGGCGTGATTGATGAGGTGTGCGAATACAGCCCCGGTTGTTACCTGGTCATCCCGGACAAACGCAGCGAAGCGGAAACGGAAGCCAGTGTGCGCTGGGTTTGTGAGTTTGAAAAAGTCGAGCTGGTAGAACAGGAGGCCGCATGACCACCCTCAACCGCCACACCGAACCCAGCACCGCCCAGATCGCGGCAGCGCTGGAGCAGTTCGAGATCCAGCAGCTCAAGGATCAACTGCGCCAGCAGCGCATTACCCACACCGAAGAACTCAGCGCCGCCAAACGCCAGGCCGAGCAGGAACCGCTGGAGCGCATGATCGAACGCTGGAACGGCTACCCTGCCGCCATCCAGCGTGCCGAAAAGGCCGAAGCCGCCGAAGCCAAAGCCCGGGCCGAACATGCACTGGTCACCGAATCGCTTACCACAGCGATCGAGAACGCCGAAAAGTATCAGCAACTGGCCGAGCACTATCAGCGCCAGTGTGAACAAATGCTCGACAAGAACAACGCCAACGTCGACAAGGCGAACGAAACCATCGAGCGCCTGCAGGAACAGATCCGGTCACTCAACGCCCAGATCCGCATCTACCGGGAGATGAACCCCGACAAGATGAAAAAGCAGGTCAAGCGGCTGCAGGACAAAAACAAGGATCTGACCGCCCGCAACGAAACCGCCGTCCGCTCAGCCGAACAACTCAAGAAGGACAAGGCGGCACTGGCCCGGGAGCTGGAAGCCACGCGGCAGATGAACCGCGACCTGCAAGACAGTCTCGATGACATGACCGCCATCGCCGAAGGCAACGCAGACCCTGATCAGTACAAATGGGCCTACAAGGACGACATTTGGGGCATCACCGGCCACGACCGCAACACACGTGACTGGATATTCATCGAACACCTGCCCACCGGCCAACGGCGCGTACTCACACACCAGACCGGTGACGTGATGCGCACCGAACCGATCCCGGCAGACATCAAGGCTATCGCGCAGCAGTGGGTCGAGAAGTACCACAAGCTGCAAGAAGCCATCGACACCCTCAGCGCACCCGCGAGAACTGAACAGGACGCATCATGAAACCATTCAACCCACCCGCCGACCTGCCGGCACTGGGCAAGCCACTGATCATCGAACTGATCGCCGGTCGCCAGATTGAAGGCATCCGGCCCAACCACCCCGGCAACACCGACACAGCCCCGATCTGGCACGACATGAAGGGCAACCGTATCAATCCAGAGGAGATAGCAGGATGGCATCTGAAATGAGCCGTATGGATGTAGTCGGCCAGAACGGAAACGACGGCCTGCACTACCTAGAAGACGCAGGCGACGAACAGCACCACGTCGACAAGCGCATCGAGCCAGTCGACCAGAGGCCGGCAACAGCTCACTACTGGAGCACCGGCGGCGCCGGCCATGTTCCCGGCTGGTACAAAGTAGCGCACGATGGCGAGTGGTGGTTCTGGCGCACTGATAGGGATTGCTGGCTGCACGCCCCCTGTCCAGCGGATGATGTGTTAAACAACCTTGAAGCACTGCCGCCACTCGACACCGCCACCCACGTAATCGGCAGCTACTATTTCCGGCTGGGCCAGTATGGCTGGGAGCACTGGGAAAGCGGCTTGAAACAATGGATTGGCTGCACAGCTCCCAACCCCGGCAGCGTAGACCGCGTTATTCATCCACGCGTCACGCTCAACCAACCGGAGATTCCGGACAGTTCAGACCATATTTACCACGCCGGGAAAATGGCCGAAGGCGATCCCGCAGAACTCGAAGCAAAGCGCCAGCAGCTGAAACAGGACCATTCCGGTGACGACACCAAAATGGTCACCGGCATCAAGCACGATGCAGACAAGCCCCGCTTCGACCTTATCCCGCCCTTGGCTGAGCGAGCCATGGCTGAAGTGCTGACCTTTGGCGCAGCCAAGTACAGCCCCGACAACTGGCGCAAGGTTGAGGATGCCATCGAGCGCTACACCGCTGCGGCTCTTCGCCATATCAACGCCCGCCGCTCCGGTGAATACCTGGACCCCGAAAGCCAAAAGCCGCATATGGCCCATGCCATGTGCTGTATCGGCTATGTATTGGAACTGGAACAGGAAGCACGATCTGAACGCGGCTACAAAGCACACGCTGGAGACTAACAATGAAAAACAAACTCTCCGACCTGAACGACCACCTGTTCTTACAGCTCGAGCGTCTGGGCGATGAAACGCTGAAAGGCGAAGACCTGGAGCAGGAACTCGACCGCGCACGCGGCATCACCGTCATCAGCCAGCAGATCATCCAGAACGCAGACCTGGTGCTCAAAGCTGAAAAGATGAAGCGTGAAGGCCTGATCGACAAGGAGGTAACCGGGAGGCTGCTCAATCATGGCGGGTAGAAAAGGCGTCAAGCCGCACGCCTACACAGAGGCCGAGCTGACCTTTTTAAAGCTGGAGTGCGAGATGCCCAGAAAAGAACTGACCGAAGCGTTCAACAAGCGCTTCGGCACCAACCTCAGCCTCGAAACGATCAAAGCCACCTGCACACGCCATGGCTGGCGCACCGGTCGCACCGGCCAATTCACCAGCGAAAACAGACCTGCAGGCGGTGGCGCAAAGCGGCCAAACCGAACCAGCTTCAAGAAGGGCCAGAAGCCTCACACCTGGCGCCCGATCGGCACCGAGCGGACGACAAAAGAAGGCTACCTGCAACGCAAGGTTACCGACACCGGCAACACCGTTCACGACTACGTCGAAGTGCACCGCCTGCTATGGGAAGAACATCACGGCCCCATACCAGAGGGGCATGTCGTGATCTTCAAAGATGGTGATCGAACCCACATCACGCTCGACAACTTGATGCTGATCAGCCGAGCTGAACTGGTTGTGCTCAACAAGACAGGTCTGATCAAAGTTGAACCAGAGCTGAAACCGGCTGCCCAGGCAATCGCGCAGCTCAGAATCCAGCACCGCAAAAGGAAGCGCCCCGATGATGAACGCAATCAACCGAGCGGTTAAGCAATACCAGCAGAACGCGCCAGCCGCCCAACCCAAACTCATGGCCGACTGCATCAGCCACCTTGCCGGCCACCTGCCAAACGGCATCACCCTGCAGATCGACAGCACTGGCGTCAGCGCCAGTATGGGGTCCGAGCGCTTCACGCTCCACCCCAACCGCTACGAACTTCAGACCGACATCGAAGCCCTGTGCCGCCTTGCAGGGCGCCGGATGCACACACAGTAAGGAGGCAACCATGGCACGACGATACCGCGCGTTCTTCGAAGACAAGACTGTCCGTGGCCGAGGCCACGCAGCCCGTCAGCGAATACGCGAACAGATCGACCCCATCACCCGCGACCTGAAAGCAGCAAAGCTCAGCATCGGGGATATCGCAAAGCGCTACAACGTCAACGTCGACCTGCTGCGCAAACTGGCTGAAGGATCCATGGGCATCAACCTCGAAGCACGACAAGCAAAAGTCGATGCCTGGCGGTACGAACAGCGCGCCAAAGCAGCAGACGCCAAGCTCGACATGGACTACATCGAGAAGCTGATAACCGATATGTCCATGACCACCCAGCAAATCTGCACCACGGCCGGCATCACCCGCACCCGCCTGCAGCGCGTCTTTGAATCACTCGGCATCGATCCAGCCGAACGCACCAAACGCATGCGCGAACACCGCGAACACCTGCGTGAAAAGGGTCTGCTAGAGCAGTCAGAACAAGGCCTGCTCGAACGCAGCTTCATGGCCGAAACCCTGTCCGGCGACGGCTTCAGCCTGCAATGGCTCAAACGCCCCTGGAGAACCGCATGAAGTACATCCCCAAAGGCTCCATGTGCGCCAGCTGTAAACGCGCAGCTTACAACTGCAGCCACCTGCCCTTTAGCACCATGCCTCACCTGGTGTTAAAGCATGAGGATGGCGAGCGGCTGGTGATTGTGAAATGCACCGAGTTTGAGAGGAGTGAAGACGATGAACGTCGTGACTGAGATTGCCAACATGCGCAACGTCCTGGAAGACCTGCAAAAGCGGATAGGCATCCGTCAGGCAGAAGGCATAACCGGCGATGATCCGGTAATGGCCCGGATGATTGGCCGCAGGGTGGAGCTTGAGCGTGCGATGAGCGTGATCGAGCGGTTGCGAGAAGGCATGCAGCGAGATGGCGAAATCATGAACAACATGATCGCTGCCAACCAAGCCGCATGGATTCAATGGCAGCGCGGCCAAGGGGCTGAGGCTGCAATGGTATGGGTACATAACGGCTTGGACGGCCCTGGCCTTATCCCTGACGAAAGCGAGCCTTGGTCAGATGACCCTCAAGCCTACTACGACGCCAACAAAGCAGACCCCTTCCCTGTTTGCCACTGCGGCCGCCCATCGAATCAACTCTGGATGGGGTATGGTGCGTGCTGCCATGAGCATATGAAAGAGATCCAGCAGAAGGAGCAAGCCAATGAGTGACCTGATTGCAGAGCTGCACGCACTGGCACAGCGCATGGCAGCAGCCGGAGAAACAGACGAGCCGGTAACCGTATCGTTGGCAGCTGAGGAAATTGAGCGGCTGCGGGGCGAGGTAGAAAAACTCACGCGCCGTAACGGGCTGATTATCGAAGAGGCCGAACGAGAGGGCCAGCACAACCGCCAGCTTCGGATCGAACGATTCCGCCAGTTCGGAAATGAGGACTGCTGGATATACGGCGGCGATGATCATGACAATCTGGAAACACTTGTCTGTCCAGTTGTCATGAGTCCGCAGCACCTGATCGAAATCCTGCAAGAGCGCGATCAGCTGAAGGCAGAGGTGGAGCAGCTGCAGGCGCAGCTCAACGCAGCCAAGCGAGGCATGGATTCAGCAAAAGCTGCAGGCGCTTTAATGATTGAAAAGGGCCAGCAGCTGGCCGCTGAAAACTCGCCGGAGGCAATCGAAAGTGAGCGGGAAGCTAATGCCGTACTGACTGCTGAGAATGAGCAGCTACAGGCCGAGGTGGAGCGGTTGCACAACCGAGAAGCTGCAATGTGCGATCTACATTATGCAGAGGGTGCCAAACGAGGGTTCGAGTGGGGCCAACATGACGACAATGATGCACTGTCATCATGTGTTGAGGGGCGTGTACCTGAAGCTGTGAAAGAGCTGAAAGAGTTACGCCACGAAGTTGAGATGCGCAAGCTGCAAGTCACTGGAGCAGCCAAAGTTATACAGGAAGAGAAAAACGATAACTCGAAGCTGCGGGAAGAGCGCGATCAGCTGATCGCCTATCAGTCAGAACTGGTGCGCGAACTGACATCATGCCAGTCAGTGCTTCACATGCTTGCTCATGCCGGCGAAGTAACACCAGCGTATGCCGATGATGCAAAGGCCGTGCTTAAGCGGAAGTCAGAGCACAGCTTAGCCCAGCACGATGCGCAGGTGATCAAGCAGTTTGTGCGTGATTACACAGATTGGCAGGGGATCGACTGGATGTTGACTGATTTTATGCATAAGCGTGTAGATGAGCTAAGCCAGAAGGCCAAGGAGGTGCAGTCGTGAAAAAAGCACTTTTAGTCCTAGTCATGGCTGGAGCTATAACAGCGCCGATGACAGCTCAAGCGGACGCAGCGCTGTACGGAAGAACACTGAGACTCAGGAGTTACAGTGGTCGGAAATGCGGCCGACCGGACTGCGACAAGCCGCCGTTCAAAACCAAACCCTATTGCCCGGCGGAATGCGCCAGGCAGCACAAGGCACAGATGGACAGCAATAAGGAAGCGCAATCATGACAGGCAACAAATTCTTCCGCGCCCTGCCCTACATCGCCATCGTGATTGTTGTAGCAGTGGTGTCCGGTGTCGGATATGGGATTTATCAGTGGGTGGCGGGATGAAACGCGAAAATAGATATGTGGTTTTAAAGCGATCTGACATTGACGCCGCAGGTTTGACTAAAGAGGAGTACCAGGCGTTTTACTTGGCGTGCGTAAAAATCGAGGCGATGCGAGAACTGAACGGGAAACAGCCGCTTGAATGTGTCGTAGTGGAAAAGGACTGGCCGGAGTATCAGCCCACGTGGGCGGCGATTGCCGCGAGGGTTGACGGTGTGCCTGTTGAAGCTGCTGAACGCCAGCAGCTTGAGGACTACGGCGAATAGAACACTAACCCTAGTTTTAATTGGCGGAGCTTTAGCGACGTCCGAATTTAAATGATTGTTATGGCGCAGGAGGATCTAATGGTAAGCGTAAAAGATGGCCTGCCAGACTGGAAGGATCGCAGCGAAAACCCACCAGCCGAGGGGTGTTATATCGCTGAGTGGGATACTGGTGATATTGAGCCAGCGTGGTACGTGAAATACCCAGGCAAGGGAGTTTTCCAGCGGAAATGCGGAACCGAGGAAGATGGTGAAGGGTGGGATGGCTGCGTTGGCAGGGTGCTGCGCTGGTGTCCGGTATACGTACCGGTGAGAGCGTCATAACCCCTTGCTTATAGCGCCCTGCGGGGTGGCCAACTTGGAGGCTAGACCGATGACAAACGAGACAGAAAATCCCGGTAGAAACAGCGACCCGCAGGGTCGCAATGAAACCGTTGTTATGTGTAAACACACAGTGACTCAAGGTAAGAAGGGTGAGAAAGGCAGCGAGGGGTGAGGAATGAGCGATCCATACGACTACAACACAACCATTGCGAAGGCCGCAAGCCGGGCACGAGGCGACAGGCTTGCCGACCTATATCGGATTTGTGAGCAGCAAAAAACAATCTCAACACGAAGGCTTTGGTGCCTACTTGAAGAGTTGCGGTATGGGGATAGTCAGGACGCCATTCACTTCAAGGCGCTGGCAGACAAGCTGAAGTCGATGAGCCAAGGAGAAACCTAATGACCCTGCCACTTGACGTATCCCGGTGCGCTGGCCGGTACTGCTTCGACCCAGACGGCGAGTGGTGCCCGGAACGCATGAGTTGTGAGCGGTACCGGGCGTGGATGCTGGGCGATGAAGAAGCCGGCATAGAGCACTACAAAGGCATCCCGGTGACGATGGCGAAGCGGGATTGCAGAGATAAGATTGAGGTGGTGACAGGTGAGCATCGAGAAACTGGTAGCTGATCACGCCCAATGGGCTGATGAGATCAGGCGGCTGAAGAAAGCTGGACAGGAGGCAGCAGCTGCCTGCATCTACCTTGAGGTCAGCACGATAAAGGCTGCGTCAGGTAATGGAAGTCGTTCCTTAATGCACGGCACTAACTGCATCGAGCGCGCCTGGAATGAACTGCAAGAAATCAGGACTGAAAATCCATTCGAGGGCTATTCATACGACGAAGTATTCGAAGACATGGAGCCTGAACCCTGCGAGCACTGCCGCAAGGTGCGCGAACTCAGGCGTGAACGAATGCGTGCAAGCAAGCAGCTTGGAGCAGTGAGAGCGGCGATCACCCGGGTTGGTAGACGACTGCAGGCAGAGGAATCGGCGGCATGAACGACAAAATCACCCGCCAGCTGAAGTGGGCAAAGCACACACCAAAACCCGCACAGGCACGACCGCCACAACCGCAATACTGGGACTGGCGAGCGGTGTCACGGCAGATGAATCGGAGGCCACATGCCGGAAGAACAGCAAATCGACCTCTTCGCCCCACCGATCGCGCTTGAGACGGTCCGCCAGCTGCCGGAGTGGTTTCATATCCAGCAGCTGGCTGATGCGCTCGGATACGAATCACACTTCGATAACAGCTTTCGCCAAGCCTGGTACCGCGACGTACTGCCCCACCTGGAAGAGCGCGAAATATACCCGGGTAGCCGCTGGCCGGGGCCAGAATATCGAGGGTTTTTTAACGAATACCGGCTGGTTGAAGTAAAAGAACAAACATCGGAGGCCCCATGGACCGACTACTAACAGACCAAGAAATCGCTGATCTGACCGGACTGGTGCAGGCCTCGGCACAAAAGCGCTGGCTGGAGCAAAACGGCATCCATTACTTCCAGCGCAACGATGGACAGCCCCGCACCACCTGGCACCACGTAAACCACCCGATGCTGCGCAAAGCTGCCGTGAATGACAGCGCCAGCACGCCCGACTTCGGAGCATTGAGAAATGGCACGTAGACGCAAAGCCGAAAACGAATGGCTGCCCGAGCGAGTTTATCGGGGCCGCTCAGCCTTTGAATTCCGTCCAGACAAGAAAACCTGCATCCCGCTTTGCCCGATAGATGCGCCCCGCCGAGTCGTGCTTCGTCGCCATGCCGAAGAGCTGGCGAAATATCAGGTAATCGAAAACAGCCTTGAACACCTGGTCAGCGTATTCATGGCGTCACCTGCTTTCAGCTCACTGGCAGTGCGCACACGCTCGGACTATGAGCGCTACAGCAAAACGGTCCTGAAGGTGTTCGGCAAGATGCAGGCCGAGATGATCCGGCCCGAGCATATCCGTCAGTACATGGACATCCGAGGCGAAGAGACACAGGTGCAAGCCAACCGTGAGCACAGCTTCATGAGCAAAGTGTTCAGCTGGGCATACGAGCGAGGTCGGGTATCAATGAACCCCTGCCACAAGGTGCGCAAGTTTTCAGAAGAAAGCCGCGACCGCTACATTGAAGACTGGGAGTACGGCGCGGTTTATGAGCAGGCAAATGCCTACGTCAAAGTCGCCATGGAGATCAGCTACTGCTGCGCCACTCGCCAAGGCGACATACTCAATATGAAGCATGAGCAGCTGCAGGACGAAGGCATCTACATCAAGCAGGGCAAAACCAATAAGGCCCAGATCAAACGCTGGAACCCCCGGCTTCGTGCCGCCATCAAGATGCTGCGCCAGCAGCAGGTCGTTGCCAACCGAACCTATCTATTTATAGACAAGAACGGCCAGCGGATCACAGGCCACAAATTACGCCAATGGTGGCGTAAGGCGAGGGATGACGCAGAGAAAGAATCGCGCAATAAAAGGCTGAATATGAACCTACTGTTCGACTTCACTTTTCATGACATCAAAGCCAAGAGTATCAGTGACTACGAAGGCAATAAACAGCAGTTCAGCGGACACAAAACACAGTCACAGGTACAGGTCTATGATCGCAAAGTTCCGGTGGTGGATACGCATGATTGAAGTGTATCGGACGATACAAAAACAGCAGAAAGCGGCTTGCTTATGAAACCACTGTATAACTTGAAATCAATTCGGAAATTATCGGATGCGCTGCCGGTCGGCAGCGTAACTCTTTGAAATATATGGAGGCTGGAGTCGGAATCGAACCGGCGTACACGGAGTTGCAGTCCGCTGGCTTTCCCTTCAGCATCAACCTGTTACGTCATATTTTCCGAAATCACTTCACTTTTTTGACCCTGTTTTTTCAGCAAGTTGCACCAAGTTCGACCGCTGTATTTTCGGAAGCTGCGAACGCAAAGAATACACATGGATGATACGTATCGCAAGAGGCGTAACGGCCCCGATCAACCTTCAATACAGTACCAAATCATGCCTCGGCAGTGCCTGAGTCTTCTGCACCACCTCCCCGCCCTTGATAAACACCATTTCCCCCGCCGCGACACCTACTCCCCCATCACGTACGTTTACCCTATCGCCGCTCAAAAGCTCCACGGTCACGTTGCTGGGGTTAATGCTGATCACCTCGGCCACCAGCGTCGCGTCACGCTCCAGCAGGTTTTCAAACTGTTTCCAGATGTTCGCCATTACCAGATCCTCCGTTCTGCTGTGAGCTGCTGCCTTACTTTGATCTCGGTGTCGCTGCTGGTGGCTGTGATGCTGGTGCCGTCGATTACGACCGGATAGGTGTCGTCGGTGTCCTGGATCTCCACCAGGTGCCCCGGCAGCAGCAGGCCGGGGGCTTGTCCGGCTTGGGTCAGCATGGTGGTGATGTTCATTTCCTCCCAGGTGCCGCCCTCCGCGATCAGGCTGCGGCCTCGCTGGTATCCGGCATCGCTGTGGGTGATCAGGTCGTCGGTGGCCATCGGGGCGAGGATGTCGCCTGCGGTGCCGTCACGGGTGACGGTGACGATCACGCCTCCGGCTGGTCCTCCAGTGACGATGGCGCGGTTGTAAGTAGGGGCGGTTCTGAAGGTGGAGCCGTCCTGGGTGATCAGGTCAGCGGGCAGGATGGCGTCCAGCGCGGTGGTCGGCTCGGTCCACTTGTGTGGGTCCACGCGGTAACGCGGGCTGACGATCAGTTGCTTCAGCTCGGGGTGGCTCTGCAGCATGTAGCCTGCGGCTTCGGCCAGGCGCTTGATGGCGGCGATGGGGTCGAGCTGGTCATAGCTGTAACTGCCTGCGGGGATCAGCCAGTCTTGAGCGTTCCACTGCAGGCTGAATCCGGTGTTGGCCAGTTCCTGCTCGGCCAGTGCGGCGGCGCTGTAGGCGGCGGTCAGGGCTTTGCTGCGCTGGGGGGCGTAGGGATCTGACAGCCAGGCGGTGCGGCTGCGGCCGGTGATGGTGTAGCGGGTGTTGCCGTGCTGGCGGCTGCGGCCGTAGGACTCCACCAAGGCGGTGAAGGTGTGGCCGTTGATCTCGCAGCCGATCTCGACTGGCCCGTTGCTGGTGGGTTTGATGATCGCCAGGTCGGCTTCGCGCTTCAGGTTGGCGGTGAAACGCCAGCCCCAAGAGTCGCGGTCGGTGCTCCAGACGCACTGGGTGGCCTCAAACTCGGCGCCGTCGGGCAGCCGGTACAGGGTGATGTTCGGCATGAATAGGTAAACCTCTCGGATGTCGGGCTGCGGCGGCCGCTCGGCAGGATCTTCGGTCGGGTCGTTCGGCCAGGGGATGTCGGGGCCGTAGTCGGGATACGGCCGCGTCCATGATCCGGTGCCCCAGGGGACGCGGTTGGCCTGGTCAATGGTCGGCGGCACGTTGTGGCCGATTCCGGTGCTGGGGTCCGTCGGCATGATCGGCTGGTTCGGGTATGGGCTTGGGGTGCCCCAGCTAAAGTCCAGAGCCAGCAGGTCGGGGTCGTAGCCGCTGTCACTGAAATCGAAATTGACCGCGTTGTTAACCGGCGGCGTGTAGTCGCTGGTGTCCCAGCGCGGCAGCTTGTTGGCCCAGTAGTCGACGTGCATCCACAGCTGCCATTTCTCCTTGTCCTTCGGCGGCGGGTAGCCGTAGCCGTGGCCTGGGGTTGCCGATGGCTCGGCGCTGAATCGGTCCCAGAGCATGGACCCGCTCTGGTCCTGGGCGGGCGGCACGATGTAGCCCTGGCGGTTTTGCCGGTCGCGGGCGATGTGGGTGCTGTAAGGCACTTGGGCGCCGTCATCCAGGGTGATCATCTGGTTGTGTGGCATCGCGGGCGCGGCGTCTGCTGCCTGCCCTTCCTGCCAGCCACTCTCGGTTTCGGGTTCGATTCGGCGCATGGCGTCGCTGATAGCGGTCAAGGCGCGGTCGGCGGCGGCGGCCCGGCCCCATTTGAATCCTCCTCCACCGGCACTTGTGCTGTCGCTGATGCCAGCAACGGGGATTTTGGCGCCCCATTCGGTACCGATCTGGATATCGGGCAGTTCAAACGTGGCCGTTGCGGTGGCGGTGTTACCCCTGGCGGCGCTGACGCTGGCGGTGGGTGCGTCCAGCGTGGCCTGCAGGGTAATGACCCGGCCGTTGAAGAAATCGGCCAGCATATCGGCCTGTGGCGCGTCCAGGATGGCGGTTGCGCTGGCGATATGGATGCGGGTGAACTGGGCGCTGGCTTCGGCCGTCGGCGGGTCCAGATCGGCGGCCAGTGTGGCAATGTGCGGCGGGTGAAACTCGGCGGCCAGGGTGGCGCTAGGCCCGTCCAGCGTGGCGTCAATGACGGCGCTGATGATCGGCAGGCCGCTGGGGTCGTCGTGCTGTACCAGCATCCCGGCAGTGGGTGCGTCCAGCTCGGCTGAAAGCGTACCCTGATGCGGCGGGACGTTGTAAAAGTCGAAATTGACCGCCCCGCCAGCGGGTGGGGTGTAGCCGCTGTCGGTAAAGTCGAAATCGACGGCATTACCCGCCGGGGCGGTGTAACTCATGTTACTGGCCGCCCTCGGTCAGTACGGCGCTGGTGATGCGCAACGGCCCGCCCTGGACGATGTTGGTGGTGTTGATCTGGATCGGCTGGCCGCTGCCGATTTCGCCCACCGGCAGGTCCATGACCGGGTTGCCGTCGCCGTCGCTGATCCTCGCCCAGGTGCAGGTGCCGTTGGCATCGGCTGCGGCGTCCTCAGTGATCGCATCGAATGTCAGGGTGCCGTCAACCAGGGTGCCGCAGGGCTGGCTCAGGGTCAGGGTGCCCAGCAGGACGGGGATTTCGCCCATGTCCTGCCAGGTAATCTCGTTGTCGGCCACGGTGCTGCCGTCAGTTGGCCAAGTCGGCGCAGTAGCGGCGCTGGTCCCGCTGGTTTCGGCGCGGTAATAGTGCAGCCCGGAGGTGACGTAATCCCCGGCTGTATAGGCGATGCTGGTCGCGTGGGCAGCGATGCTGGCCACATCGGCCCAGGGGTCAGGCTGGCCGCCGGCCATCATCTGGATGGTTCCGGGGGTGGCAGCCGCGTCGATCAGGTTCAGACGGGCTTGCATGCAAGCGGTGCGGGTGGTGGTGGCTTGTCGGATAGGCATGGAAGGCTCCTGTTATCCTGCGGGGAACGGCGCATTTGGCGGGGTGAAATTTTCGGTGTAACGGGCTACGCCTTTGGTGATGCGGAGTTCGTCAAAATAAATGTCGGTTGCCTGTCTGTATGAATTATTGTATCTACCAATGTCATTATCTCCGATACCAAAACGTGTGCTTGAATTACCAGTCCACCCTAAACTGGTCGCTATTTCTATTTCCTTATTTCCGTCTACGAATACCCGAATATGTGTTCCATCATGTGTCATTGCGATGTGGTAATAGGTGTTTAGTGTGTACTGGTTGACACCCTCGCCAGATATATAACCACCAAGCGCATTACTGCCTCTGTAAAATACAATTTTACCACTGTTATTAAAGCTAAGTAACTGGTCGGAATCACCTGATCCAAAGAATGATGTGAATATAGGGGAAGGTAGTTTCCTCGGCATACAGAACACTTCTGCTGTGAAAATATCCCCCGTCAATATGACACCATCTGTAGCCGGAAAATAATAGTTTGCCCCGCTTGGGCTGTTCAGTTTAAGCCCTGCCACCCAGAATTTTGCCGCATTTTGGGTTACTTCCCCAAAACCACTACCGGTCTTATGTATGTACCAAGTCGACCATTTCTCTGTCTTGACAACATCATTGGGATCATCAAAATGCAGTAGCGCGACAACGTTCGGCCAGTGGGGGTCGCCCGTATACTCAACAAAAACCGGCCCATGAATCAGCGGCCGGTATCCTTCCGGCGGGATCGCCATGACGTAATAATCGCCGGTTTGGAATATGTCGATGCTGTAGTCGCCTTGTGCTGTGCTTTGCCCTGTCGCTGCGACTGCTTTCGTTTCGGCATCCAGCACGACGATTTCGGTACTAAGCGGCACGCCGTCCATTGCGATAGTGCCTTCGATTTTCGCCATCAGTCTGCATCCCCCCTGGCTTCGATTTTGAAACTGTCGTCATTGTGCGTGGCCGCCCCGCTGATCGTGGTGCGGGCTACCCAGATCGGCGCATGAGCCGCATCGGTGTTAAACCGCAGCACGTTGTTGGTGGCCCAGCCGCTCCCCCAGCCTGCGGCCAGGACGATAAAGTACGGCTCCCCGGTGGTGGGGTTGATCGGGGTGCAGTCGGCGCTGGTGTTGCCGGTGCCGATCACGCCGCTCACCTCCCCCACGATGTTGAAGCTGGTGCTGCTGGTGAAGATCAGCGCCCAGCGCTCGCGGATGGAGTTTTTGTTGTCCACCTGGATCGGATACAGCAGGCTGTTGTACTGCGCGGTGGTGTTGTTGCCGATGCGCTCGTCCTTCCACTCGTTGGTCCAGGTGGCCTGACTGAACTGGTGGTGTACGCGGCTGCCGAGGTCGCCAAAGATCAGGGCGCTGGATACCCAGGTATCGGCCGGATCGTAGGCGCGGCTGATGCCGCCGACCAGACTGATCTGGCCGTTGATTTGGGCTTCGTTCACCAGCGCCATGTCTTCCACGCGGTGGCGGGCGATCAGTGGCTGAGTGTAAGCGCTCAGGTCGAGCGGGCTTGCCAGTGTCACGGTGCCGGTTTCGCGGTTGGTGGTGTAGAGCGCGGCATCCAGCTTGGTGCCCTCGCTATCCTCCAGCACCACGCTGGCGAGCTGGTCACGGCTGAGGGTGATGGTCTGACCGGCGCTGACGGGGTTCGGCAGGGTGTCGGTTTTGGTGCTGTGCACCACGACCACGTCGCCTGCACGGATGATGGGCACGCGGCCGTCCATTGGCAAGCGCACTGGGTCGAGGCCCAGCACATCGGCGCTCAGCGGCATCTGGGTGTAGACCACGGCGTTGTATTTGATGGTGCTGGCATCGACTGCGATTGCCACGCGGTATTTGCCCTGGTATGGGCCTTCGGTCACCAGTGCGTCATCGGCCCAGCCGGGCAGTGCCATAAGCGCCGGGGGTACTTCGGCGGCGGTCAGGTATTCGCGGAACTGCAGATCCATGATGCCGGTTTCGTAGTTGACGCTACCTTCCATCGTGTCTGTGTCAATAGTGCCGGTCAGGGACGCGGTCGCGCTGATGCCATTGCCGTCGGGGCGCACGGCTCTGACGTAGATGCTCGCCGGGCGCAGCGGTGCGCCGGGTGTACGAAAGTAGACGCCTGCAACCGTGGGGCTTTGTTCGTACCGTGCCAGCAGGGTGCGGATCTGCAGCGTGTTGCTGTGGCCGCCTGCGTAGCCGTACAGGCTGACGATGCCGGTGCTGTAGTCGATACTGCCGGCCATGGTCGCGGCGCCGGTTTCGCGGTTCCACTGGTTGTAGAGGGTGCCTTCACGGTCGATGTAGGTTTCCCCGCCCCACTGGAATTCCACACTGCCTGGCACGATGAAGCGGCGGATGGTTGGCAGCAGATCGATGCGGGCATCGGGCAGCTCGGCGATTTCGGTCATGTCGTCGGGGATCACGCTGTCGAGCTGATAGCGTGTCGTGATCGGGCCTGAAATATCCGAGTCGATGGTTGTCGTTCGGCTCCCGCCCTTCGTTACATCAACTGATGAATCGGCAATGGTGATATTCACTTCGCCGGTCGTGTAGTTGATGGTGCCTGCTTGGTTGAATGAACCGTCGATTAGAGTCCCGTCTGATATGTCGTAATACTGAACGGTTTCGGTACCGAGTTCTTCTTTCTGTGTTGTGGCTGCATTCGGCCCCAGTTTGCTGGTTTCCACGACGGTCATGGTTGTGGATTGCGGAAATTCAATGTGCAATGTCCCCGGCCTTATCGGCGCTCCCGGCAGCAGAAAAACCGCGCTATCGCTGTCGCGGGTGTACTCGCTACTAGTGAAGGTTTCGATCTGGGTCACGCCCTTTTGGTATTCAATGGTCAGGCTGGCACCGCTTGCCGGGACCAGTAACGGCCGGAATCCGATTTCACCCAGACCATAGATCACCCTACCCTCGGCATCGCCGGTCAGGTCGCCGGTACCGTTGTCGGTGGCGGTTTTGGTGACGCCTCCGGCCTCCCAACTCAGCGTCAGACTGCCGGGCAGGATCTCCTGTGCGCCAACGGTCACGGCCATGTAGGGCAGTTGTACGTCGGGGTCGGTAGTGCGTTCTTCGTAGTGGGCCGGTGTAGCCCATGAAAAAATCACCGAGCTGTCTACGTCCGGCAGGCCGCCAAGTGTGGCAACTACGGTGCCGGTGACGAAGTTGATGTTGGCGGTGCCGCCATGCTCGTCCTGAAGCTGGCCGGTGCCGTCATCGTACATGCGGTACCAGTTGCCCTCGGCCATGTAGTCAACCACCAGTGTGCCCGGCGAGGGGATCGGGAACAGGGTTTGAACGTAGTTGTAACCGCGATTGCCCAAGCTGATAGGGACGGCGGCGGTCATGGACGGCTCAGCCACGGCGGTTGCGGGTGTGGCGGTTATGGTCTGGGTGCCGCCGAGTGAAAGGCCCGACAGCAGGCCGGTGTTGTATTCGATCTGTCCCCGGTCGGCTCCCCCTCCGTCGCGCAGGGTGCCCAGCTTGTCATCGGTCAGGTTGCTGATGCTGACGCTACCCGGCATAACAGGTCGGCCAAAGGCGCAGCGCCCGCCGGTCACGGTAGTGGTGACGCTGTAGGGTGCGCCGGATGCAACCAGGTTGGCGTTGTTGTGGCCTGCGGTCAGGTCGGCAACAGGGCTTTCGGCGGTCGCGCTGGGGACCAGTTGGCCGAAGATGTTTTTCGTTTTGATGTTCATATCGCCCGGCTGGGCGGGCTGGTCGAGCTGCACAATGCCGAAGTACCGGGACGCGTCTGCTACCGTGGTTTCGCGGAAGCGGGTTGGTGATGTCTTGGCGGTGGTTTCACGCTGCACGGCTTCGGCGCCTTCAAAGGTGCGGCGCAGAGCATCGCTGATGCCGACTGTGATGATCTTGCGGGTAAATACGCCCTTGCTGTCTTCAAACTGCTGCAGCTCGCCGCTCACTTCGGTGATGCGCACGTACTGAATCTCGGCGGTGGGGTTTCCGGCATCATCTTCTTCCGACAGTGCATACACGTCCCCGATTTTGGGTAGCTCGGCTTCGGGCATGGCGTACAGCCGCAGCAGGCGCTGGCCCACCACCTGATCGCCCAGCAGGGTGTAACGGGTGACCGGACCTACCACCACGTAGCTCTCTATGCGGTCACGGGCGTTGGTGCGCTCGTCTGTGTAACTGCCGGTCGTGAACATGACCACGCTGACACGCGGGTCATCGGGCGGGTCGGTGACGATGGCGTGGCTGCCGTAGTACACGTCCTGGTTCGCGGTGCGCACGGCCAGATACAGCTTGCGCAGGTTTACGCGGCCGTAGGTGCGGTCGAGGCGCGAAATATCCGGGAACAGGTTGTTGACCACGCCGTCTTGGATTTCGACGGCGCTCATCTGGCCGCCGCCGTCTTCGTTGTCGGTCAGGCGCTCGGAGGCCATGAGTTTGATATCGGTGCTGAGGATGGTCATGTTATTCGCCCACTCCTGTTTTGTGTTTGATGCCGTACCAGACCAGCGTTGCCAGCCCAGCCACTAACGCCCATGCCCCGCCGGTGGCGATTTTGTTGATCACGGCGGCGCGTAGCTGCTGTCGCTGTTCGTATTCGCGGATCATGGTTTTCACGAACTGGTGATGTTCCTGGTGTTCTTCGTCGGGCATGGCGGCGAGGCGGGTCACGATGTCGCTGACCGACTTCTTGATTTCCTCTTGCTGCTCACGCAGTTGCTTGCTGGTTTCGCGCTCGGATTCATGGTGCGCCCGCAGAATGCCCACCTGCTGTTTGATCTCGATGATGTGCTGGATCGGATCAGGTGACATCAGGCAACCTCCATGAGCCGTAGGGTGATGTAATACTTGTGGCTTTCGCCGGGGTTGCGGATGCGCTGCACGGGCTTGGCTTCAACCGGTTGGCCGTTGGCACGGTTCCAGATGACGGGCAACTGCAGGCCGTGGAAGTTAAGCGTCATGGGCTGCGAGGGATCAGACGGGGTGGATTCCATGGCTTTCAGCGCCAGCACCAAAGAGCGCGGCACCCAGCAGGCGTTTGGCCCACCAAACAGGGTGACGGGCCGGCCTTTGATCAGCGGGGCTTCTTCAATCAGCAGTTTGCCCGTCAGGCTGCGCTCGGATGAGTGCGCCACCGGTTGCCAGTCGAACTCGTCCTGCCATTCAAGGTCTGCCGGCAGTTCCAGCCCGTCGAGGGTAATAGCCATAGATCACCTGTTTATCCGTACAGGTGATCTTTGTAACGCGGATGGCGGTGGTTGTCTGTTGAGCGCCGTTATTTCACTACGGCGCCAGCCTCACTCAAAGCGCGCAGGAAGCGGTCGGCATTCTGCTCAGTGAAGTCGCCTTCGGCCATTTCACCCCCAGGCGTTGATAGCTGCAGGCGGACAACTCTGTCAGGCACACGACTTTCCGGCCTTGGTGTTTGTGGCTTCGGGGCGTTACCGGCTGGCGAGTCATCGACCACAGGCGCCTGGCTTTTGTCTGTTTGCTGTTCGCGCTTCCGGGCTTCGTCTGCCTGCTTCTGCTCGCGGACCTGCTTCATGCGCTCCTGGTGAATCTGCTCCTGCAGGTTCATGGCTTCGCGCGCAGCTTTGACCGCTTCTGCACCGCCTTTTTCCTTGGCCTCTTCGTACTGTTCGCGCAGCTTGAGCATCTGCTGCTCATGCGCCAGCTGTTCCGAGCGCTCCCGGTCGCCACGAAGATCGGCCAGCTGCTGTTGCAGGCTTGCCACTGTGCCTTTGAGGGATTCTTCTACCTGCCGAGCTTCTTCGTTCATGCTGCGAATGGCTGAACGGACGCCTTCGAGCCGTTGGCTGTCGATCAGGTCCAAGCCATCCAGTACCGATTCACTCATGCGCTGGCCGGATTTGAGCGCGGCTTCTACGCGACGGATGGCTTTTTCTTGCTGGTTCCAGCGATGAATAGACTCTTCTGCCATTTTATTCATGGCAGTTTCGGCCTTTTTCATCTCAGCGAGATAAGCGCCTGAAGGAATGCCTGGTAGCTCTTTGCCTTTGTACTCGTTTTCAATCTCCTGCCAGATACGATCAAATTCCGATGCCATCTGGCTGCCCATTTCGGCAAACTCTTTTTGTGACTTGCCGGCCATGAAGAGGGCGTGGGTATAACTTCCCAATGCGTCGGTCTGTTCTTCTGTGCTTGCAGTGTTTTCCTTGTTTGCAGCAGTATCGCTTTCCGTGAATGAGGCTTTATCTTTGAACGATTTCGCTGTTTTGCCTGCCTGGTTGGCGAGTCGCTTCAGGTCGTTTTCTTGCGCGTCGATACTGTCCTTTGATGCCTTTTTCAGATCATCATATTTTGCTTCTATCTCATTGAGTTTTTTACGATATTCTTCCCAGCTGATCGTGCCGTCTTCTGCTGCTTTTTTGAGCTTTGCCTTCAGCTCATCAAGGCCCTTGGCGGTACTGATCCGCGCCAGCGTTTTATCGAATGCAGCGCCTGTGATCTCAGCAGCCTCTTTGCCGGTCACGCCAGTGCGCTTAAGCTCAGTCTGAACGGCATCGAACGCATCCAGCGCTTCGCGGCCCATCTCTGTAAAGCCGGTTTTGATCTTGGTGATATCGACGCCCAGCAGTTGCAGGCTTCTATCGAGGGCGGTTGTGACCGTGTTGGCCAACTGCTCTGCTCGGAGCTTTGATACTTCAAGCCCCTCGGCAACGTACATCGCCATCAAGTGACCGCTGTTACCCATTTTGATCAGGGCTTCTTCCAGGGCTTTAACATCCTGTTCTGTCTTGGCATTTGCCAGAGCTGAAGAAAATGCGAGCATGATCTGATCGGCACTGGATTGGCCAGACGTGGCGATGGTTTCAAAAGCCTTAACCGATTTTTCACCCTGCTCTGTTATTGCCCCAGTGACTTCCCTTACATCATGACCGAGCGTTTTCCATGCTTCAGATTGAGCGGCAGCAGCTTCCCTGGTTGCATCAGCCGCACGCTGTTCTGCCTCACGTTGCTCATTTGCAGCGCCTGCAGCATCCTTGCCTGCTTTTTTCTGGGCATCGCCTGTTTGCTCTATCTCCTGCCGCCGTTTCGCTGCCGCTTCAGTCGCTATCCGGATCGCCTCAGCCTCACTTACGCCCTGAGCCCGCAACAGCTTGATATGCTCGTTTACTTGGCTATTTTCTTCATCAGTCAGTCCTTTGAGTATCCGCTTTTCCTCGGCTGCACGCTGGATCGCACGGGTCAGGTCACGGTATGCGCCATCATTACCTTCAAGGTAACCAGTGCTGTTGATGATGGTTTCAACTGCTTTGCGCTGCTCTTCGTCCATCCGCGCCAGCGCATCGCGGTTTTCGTTGTAGGCGTCACGCAAGTCTTGGAAGGCGCGTGACGATTCACCGTTCATGCGGGCAAGGTTGTCGTTGTAGCGTTTGGCTGATTTATCGACCCGCTCAAAGGCATCTTCCTGAATCTTCGTCCAGGCCTCTACATCATCCGTGTCACCGAAAAACTTGTTCCACGCAACACCCAGTTGGGCAATGCCACCTGTTGCCAGGTTGAGCGCAACTGATATCGCATCGAGGTTCATTGATAGGCCAGTCAAAAGGCCATCGAAGATACCCACCTGACCGGTTAGCATCTCCAACGGCTCAAGCACCCCACCAATGGTGTCAGCAATATCGGCCAACTGGATTACAACATCAGCGGCTGTTTCAGCCACTTCTGCCAAGCGCCCTTCCAGTTCATCACTCTTGTGGCCCATTTGATCCATGCCGCGCATGAGGTCGTCTGAGAAAGCCTCACCCATGATCTCAGCCAGACCTTTGATTCGGTTCTGCAGTCGCTGCATGCTGCTGCTGAGGGCTGCTTCCTTCTTGGCCATCTCCTCAAAGTGGGCGTTACCTTCGGTGAAGGCTTTGTTCGCAGTGGCTACGTTCTGGTTCAGTGTGCCGTAGGTCTGCGACAGCAAGCCCAAAATACGGGCGTTTTCGTCTGACTTGATCCCCATATCAGACAGAATGCTGTTGAGGGTTTCGCCGCTGTCCTGCACACGGCTGATACCACCCACAAAACTGCTGAACAGCGCCACCTTGTCTTCACCAAACGCCTGCTGAATCTCGGATTCGGTCTGACCAGTGATGCGCTGCAGGTCTTCCATGGCCTTGCCGCCGCCCTTGACCGCGTCCTCAATGAAGCGGAAGGTTCGGCCAATAACGGTGCTGGCACCTTCAGCCTGCAGGCCCATTTCGGCCATGCTGGATGCGATACCCAGCACTTCCGCTGAAGTCAGCTTGGCGGTTTTGGTATCGGTTGCCAGTCGCTTGGCAAAGTGGACAATTTGCTCTTCAGTGGTAGCAGTGGTGTTGCCCAGTTCAGCGATAACTGACGACACGCCAACAACATTCTTTTGTGCCTCGCCGGTCACGTTCAATATCTGCGCGATGGCCTGAGCTGTTTCATCACCGGCCAAGCCGGTAGCCGATGACAGCGCATCAATCGACTTGGTGAAGGCCGAGATATTTTCAGCGCCCTCAATACCCATGCGCCCTGCCGCTTCCGCAATCGCCAGCAACTCTGCCTTTGTGGTCGATGTCACGTCACCAGACAGGCGGCTCATTTCCGCCACCAGCCCATTGATCTCTCTGGCCGTCAGTTCGGTGGTTTTCTGCAGACCGAGCATGGCGTCTTCTGACTCGGTGTAAGCCCGGTTTGCAGTCATCGCAAGGTCTAGCGACTTTTGCGCCGCCAGCAATATGGTGTATGCCTGTGCCAGCCTTCGGGTAATGCGGGTCATTTTATCGGTAGAACTGCTGGCAGCCGATTGCGCAACGGGGACTTGCTTCAGCTGGGCCTGGTACGCACCCATTTCACGCCGGGTCGACTCCACCTGATCTTCATTCAGCTTCATCTTACGGCGCAGCTGGGCTTCGGCCTTTTCAAACCCGGCAATATCGACCTTGCCCGCCCGGTACTTCTCTAGCAGGCGTTCCAGTTCGTAGCGGTAGTCTTCGGTGGCCTGCTCGACGCGCTTGGTTTCGCGGGCCTGTTCCTGCAGCGCCTGGTTGGACTGGCGGGATGACACCACCAGTTCTTCAAGCGATCGGCGCACGCCGGCAACCTGTTTTTGCGTCAGGTCAGCCGCACGACCGGCATCAGTCGCACGCCGGCGGAAGTCCTCCCAACCGATATCACCCTTTTCCAGCTGGCTGGCCAAGTCGCGCAACTCTTGGGTAAGGCGTTCGGTTTCGGCCTTGACCTTGCGCTGCTCGGCCTGCTGTTTGGTGTAGCTGCGGAACTGGTCCGCCATGGCGTTGCTCTGCTGTCGCAGGGATTCGTTGTACTGCTGCTGCGCCAGCGCCTTATCGCGGGATGCCTGAATCTGTTCACGGGCGTCACCGACCAGCTTGGCCTGTTTCTTCTGCAGCTCAGTCAGTTCATCGGCCAACTGCGAGGATGAATCCTTCATCTCGGTCTGGCTTTGCTCGACCTGCTCGAGCGATACGCCATACTGGCGCATGGAGTCTTTGGTTTTATCGAGCGCCTTCTGGGCACGGTTGGTGGCGGTGCGGTATGAGCCCAGTTCAGCACGGGCCCGCGCCAGCGATTCCACTACCTCGATGTTTTCGCCCTTGGCCTCCTTGTTGGCCTTGGTGAGCTGGTCAACCTCGATCTTCGCTTCTGCCTGTGCCCGCGCCAGCCGGGACACTTCTGCCTCTTGCGCACGGTAGGTTTCGGCCAGGTCCAGCGAGCGTTCAAGTTGATCAAACTGGGTGCGTGTTTCGCCCGCTTGGGTCGCCAGTTCTTCAAGCTCCTGGCGGACCTCTTCGGATACGTCCGAATACTCGTCCTGCCCCTTGATGATCAGTTCAACGATGTCTTGATTCTTGCTGTTGCTGGCCATGGTCAGTACCTGTAATGCAGAAAAAAGGCCGCACTGAGGCGGCCTGAAGGGTCAACGCTGGAGGTGCCTCGGGTGATTACTCGGCGTATTCCATCATGACGTACTTGGACTTGTCGGAACCGGTCACAGTGTCGTCACGCAGAATGTCCACGGTGAACTGCAGGCTGGCGTAGTCGTCCGAGATCAACGGCAGGCCCTGTGTGGGGTTCACCTTCACGCGGTGCATGGTGGCCAGTGATGCCTTACCGGAGCGGGCTTCGTTCAAGCCGTCAAAGTACATTTCGTACTCTTCGCCGATCTCCATCAGCGACTGCACCACGCGGGACTTAACCGCGGTGTAGTTCACTTCGATTTCAGCCGCAGCGGCAATATCACCCTCCAGGATCAGGATGCCGCCGTTTTTGGTTTCGTAGTCGGTGCCTTCAACATAGGCCGGGGTGCCGCCGGTACCGGTCACAGTGATCGTGCCGGAGGTGTCCGGGATCTTGTCGAACTTCACGAACGAACCCTGAGCGCCAACGGTGTGCGCTTCAGCCGTTACAGCGCCAGCCTCAACCACAGAGGTGGTACCGGCCGTCACACGGGCAATGTTGGTCGGGTTAAGGTTCATCAACGTGATGTTGGCGGTTGCAGACTCGATAGAGGTAGCCGTGTCAGCAGTGGCGCCACCGGCGTTCTCGTAGTCTTTCATTTCCTGCTTGTTGATGCTGAACGCCAGTGCAATTTCAGAGGCGTTACCGATCGGCAGCAGGCCGTCAGTGCCGGAACGGCGGCGCAGGTAGGCGGTACCCTTGCCCTTGTAGTATTCGTTTACCAATACACCCATGACGCTACTCCTTATTCAGTCACACGCTGGGCTTTCAGGATCTTGGCCTGGCCCGGTGTGCAGGTGATGGATTCGCCCTTGGCGTAGTGCTTACGGGCAAAGGTTACACCGGTGTCAGCCGTGACCTTCACGGAGACCTTGGCGGTTTCGGTTTCTTTCTGTTCTGCTGCCTTGGTTGCTTCAGTCATGGCGTGACTCCTTGCAGAGGATGAATTCTTCAGAGATCACCAGATACTGCTTGCCCTGGTACTGCACCTCTGTGCCGTGGGTTTTGCCGAAGTAGACGATATCGCCCAGCTCGGTTTCTGCTGCTTTCACCGAGCCATCAGGCATAGTGAAGGATTCGTTTACCGCGACCACCACGCCGCGGTAAGGCTTTTCGACCGCCGAGCCGGGCAGCACGATGCCGCCGCTGGTGGTGGTTTCCTGCTCGATTACATCGAGGATGATCTGATCGCGTACTGGCTTAAGCATATTGCTCGACCACCTTGAAGCTGATTTTCTGGCTGAAGAATGCGTAATCGTCACCCGATTCAGGAAGGTCAAACGGACAGTCCTCAATCGTCATGTCGGATATCACCAGTTTCCGGTCATCCGGGTCGAAAACAAGTGAACGCCGCACGTCTTTCAGCAGGTTCAGCAGGTCATCCACCGGGGTGGCGCTGTCTTTTGTGCTGACGGCGCAATCCAGCAGCACGGTGACCACATCAGTGATATTGGAGTTGCCCGGCACGGCACGTTCCGGATTGCTGTTGGCCGGGCGGTAAGCGATGACCGGCAACGGTACTTCATGCCGGTTGCGCCCCCGGAACAGCATTTCCAGCCAGCCCCGCTTGATGCTGGGGTTGCTGTTGTAGCCGTTGGCGGTGCTGATCTGTTCCAGCCGCTGCTTGATATCGTCCAGGGCCCGGATGATGTCGCTGGTGGTGTTCATGCGTTGATTGCCTTCAGGAATTGTTGTTTTGCCTCACTCAATGCCTTCGGTGCCACACGGTCGCGGGAATCATAGAAGTGCTGGTTCACTGACGGCGCATACACTGCCTTGAAGCGTGGATCCTTGGCTTTCCGGTAACGGTTAAAGTTTCTGCTGATCTCTTCACCATGGTGTTTAAAGTCACGCGCCTCTCCAGGCACATAATCTTTCAGCCGTTTTACTATCAGAGGCTTACCGTTGGATTTAGCGCGCGGAATGACGAACGCCTTGCTGATGATTCCACCTGGTTTGGTTCTTACTGTATTCAGATATACGCCTTTTCTGCCCGGCACTACGTGATATCTGAAGTTGTCAGCGCGTGTTGCCCTGGCTCGTGCCCAGACAGCGGCCTCCAGCTTCGATGCTGTGGCCTTTCTTGCCACTTTCAAACGCGCACCGATGTATCCTGCATCTCGGATTGTGAAATATGAATTCCACTCTTCGATAGACAGGTGAACCACCTCTTCAGCCGTAAAGTTGATCGCGTCTGCCAGCTTGCGTGCAACAACCGACTCGCGGGCTTTCAGCTTCGCCACTGTTTCGGCAAACGCCTTGCTATCAAAGAAGTACGCGGCATTTTCGGTATAACGCGCCATGGAGTGCAGCCCCGCTCATGTTCCGTTATGGCCTTTATATGCCATGTGGGCGGGGGTGTCTGTGAGATAGTGACTTCAAATCACAGCAACTCGGGGTTAGCATTGCTGCTGACACAACAAGGCTATAGGAGGACTGCCATGCGGAAAGGGATCATATTTGCGCTGTTGTTCACCGCCCCGGTGATGGTGCAAGCGGGTGTGTATACCTGTGAGGTCAACGGGCGGAAGGTGTACCAGAGCACGCCTTGCAGCCCAGGGGATGCGCCGACACGTATCGACGCCCCTGCACCGAGTGACACGCCAGCCGTCGTAAATACACGGTCAGTCGAAGAACTACGAAAGGATCTAGAAGAGCGACGGGCAAGGGGTCGTGAAATCGTTGAACAGAGGGCCGCGGAAGCAAGGGAGAGGCGCCTTAACAAAGAAGCGATCCGCAACAAACAAGTGCGCCTAAGCATGACCAAGTCTGATGTGCTCGCCTCTTGGGGGCGGCCCAGTGATATCAATAGATCGATTAGATCAAGCGGCGTGAGTGAACAGTGGGTCTATGACAGAGGGCGTAATGGCTCGCAGTATGTTTACTTTGACAATGGCATTGTGACCTCCATAAGTGACTAAATGATAAAGCTGCTACACAGACACACAACCTGCAGACTCATAGGTCACAGCTGGAAGTGGCAAGCCGCCAACGAAAACGGCAAGATTTTCCGGTGTAGCCGGTGTGGACTGATCTACAGCTCCAGATCCGGCGTGATTCGATAGAGGTTGACACACAATCCTGTTGGCGGCTATTGTTCCTTGCACGAGGACTCAAAACCTCAGTAAGCGGATAGCCCCAACCCCGTCAGCGTTGGTTTTTTTGTGCCCAAAATACGCCTGTAGCTTGAGCACTGCCCGTTATGTCGGGAGGGCGACGAATAAAATACCCTTCGGGGAAATAAGTCCGCGGCGCTTACTGCCGTTTTGAGCCTCCCGGCACCCCTACGGTTTAGGGGCACTCTCAAAGAAAAGTAAGGAGGCCGCCATGGCCGCTCAAATCATCCCATTCGCTTTTGAAACCCATGAAGTTCGCACGCTGCTGATCAATGAACAGCCTTGGTTCTTTGCTGTCGATGTATGTTCGTCACTCAATCTGAGGGATACCAACAAGGCGCTGATTGGATTGGATGAAGATGAAAAGCGCGAACACGAACATTATTCGGGTTCGGGGCGAAAGCCAGTTCTGATCAATGAGTCGGGTCTTTACTCCCTGATCCTTCGTAGCCGCAAAGCCGAAGCCAAGCGCTTCAAAAAGTGGGTGACTGCAGAAGTCCTGCCCGCGATCCGCAAGCATGGTTATTACGCTGACAGTGATCGCAAGATGAGCACCCTGCTGGGTCAGACCATCGGCACCAACGGTTTTAATATTCTTGGCGCAATCATCAAGGGCAAGGTTTCACGCTTGCCGGTTCCGGCTCGGCGCAGCGCGACTTCAAAACTCTGGTCACAGCTTCATGCTGCCTATGGCGTTCGATCTGCTGAGGATATCCCTGCCGATCAGCTCGACAGTGCGCGCACTTTTGTTGCGGCCTACGCCATCGATGGCGAATACCTGCCAGCCAATGATCCCAACATGACGCCGATTACGGATGAACAGCTGTATAGCATCTGGCGTTTGAAGCGGCACTTCTTGAATCTGCACAACACGTTCAACCAGCATAACCTGTATACGCACCTGACAGGTCTGGGTAGCCGTGCCGGTATCGAGATGCGTGATCAGTTCTGCGCTGGTAAGACTGCGGCTGTTGCGTTGTCAGAATTGGATGACGGGATGGAAAGTGTGCAGCGTCGGCTGGGGGTGAATGGCTATGCGTGAATGCAGGCTCAGTCTTCACCCACTATAAACACCAGCTTGGACAGGGTTTCGTCCTTGACCGCTTCCAGGGTGTAGGTGATGCCGGTGTCTTCGTCGTGGAGCTCGTCGCCGATCTTCGGGTCGCATTGGCTGCGGTCGAATACGGCCGTGGTGACCAGTCCGCCGAAGATGCCGTCCTGGTAGAGCTTCACTTTGCTGTTGATGACCACCTTTAGGTTCGGGGTGGTTTCACCGGTGGCGGTGTTGGTGATCACACAGGTGTGGCCCAGCACATCATTCACGATGCCCTGAGCCTCACCCATGATTTCACGCAGCAGCGACATTAGATGCTGACGCCATTCAGGCGGATATCCGCCTCAGTGGTGCCGGTAGCGTGCGCGTGCATAAACACACCGATCAGGGTGTTGTCGGTGGCAGTGGTGGTCACTTCACCGTTGGTGGCATCCCAATACGCCTTGGCAAACTGCGTCGGGGTGTCTGTGGATTTTTTCGGCAAGCTGAACACGCCAGTGGTTACGCCTTCGCATTCGTAGCCTTCAGCGGCTGAAAATGCAGGGATCACCACCAGCGAGCCAACCACCAGCGGAATGCCGGAGGCAGCGCCACCGGTCGGGGCTGTGAAAGTGACAACGTCGCCTTTCTGTACGAAGTTTTTCATCTGTATTCTCCAGTTAAGGTGCCGGAAACGGGGCGCTTACGCGCCCACTGCCTTGGCCATACCACGCCAGTCGACCAGACCGGCACCAAAGTCCTTGCGGACCTTCACTTCCAGGCCATCCACGTCCGTGCTGGTGACCACTTCGGTATACATCTCTTCTTCACCGGAGAGGTATGCATACTCGAAGGTGTCCATCATGCGGCTGAAGGCGTACCAAGCGGTCTGCGATACAACAGCCAGGCGCGGTTCCACGATGATGTCCATGTTCTGACGCGGGGCCTGATCTTCCACCTTGGCAGCCACGATGCGCGGCAGCAGCAGGTCTTCCACGGTGGTTTCGAGATCTTCCGGCACCGCAATGGCGTTGTATTCGACGTTCATGAACTGGCCGTCCAGCGTCTTCTGCTTGCGGCCCAGTTTGCGCAGTGCAGTCAGCGCATCCTTAGACAGTGCAGAACCTGCACCGGTCAGAAGGTTGCCGTGGGCAGCGTCAAACAGCGCCTTGTTGTCAGCCATCTTGTGATCGGCGGCTTTGTTGTTGAAGAAGTCATAGTTCAGCAACAGACCCCACACGATGTCGTTTTCCAGACGGGCGCCAGCCGGGCCAAACATGCGCGGCACACGGTCCAGTGCGCTCATGTCGTCGTTGATCAGCATCTTGCGCGTAAAGGCGATCTTGCGCGCGAAGGTGTCGATTGCGTAGCTTTCCTTGGCCTCTGAGAAGGTGCCGGCCTTGTATTCACCGTTTTCACCCAGCGGCTTCAGGCTCGGGGCGTCACCCAGGCGGTACAGGTGCTTTTCGCGGAAGTCGTTCACGGTTGAACGCTGGCCCAGGCTCTGGAAGGTACGCGGGGTTTCCCGGTAGCTGTCGAGCAGGTTCTTGTTCATCACGTTTTCGAGGATCAGCGGGAAGTCGCTGGTGGAGTGCATGGCACGGGCCGCGATCTTTTCACGGGACATGCCGCGTACGTTGATGCCACGGGCTACCAGCAGCTCACGGCCAATGTCGTACAGGGTCATGCCGGTGAATTCACGGGCAGCATCGGTCATGGTGGCACCGTTGACACGGGCACGCACGGCGATGGCTTCTTCAGCACCGCGCACCAGTGTTTCGGTTTGGTCACGGCGACCGTCGGAACGCAGCTCAGGGTCACCAAAGGATTTGATGGCCTCGGCCTTACGGGTTTCGGCCATCTTGTTCAGCACCTCGGCACGGAAGGCATCAATGCCCACACCGCGGTCGAAGGCTTCGATGGCAAAGGTGTCATCAAGGCCGGCAGCGCGGGAGGCGTCGAGCATCGGTTTCAGTTGGGCACGAACCTGTGCAGCTGCCTGCTCTGTATCAACAGCGCGGGTCTGCGGTTCAGCCGGGTTTTCGCGCTGCTCGGTAGCAGGCTGATCCTGCGGAGCATCTTCGCGCTTGTCGTCTACAGGCTTAGGCATATCGTCTACCTCTTCAGTGGTCAGTATGACTTCGTGAGTTTCGGTGTTGGCACGCTCGGCCTCACGGGTACCGTTCGTGGTTTCAAAGCTGACGGGGACGATGGACAGTTCCAGCGGTTCCCAGTCGACTGCTTTACGCTTTTCGATCTGGCCGTCTTTAGTGGCTTTGCTGACCTGGTATTCGTGGATGCGGTAACCAAGGGATACATGCCGAAGGATGCCATCGGCTACATCATCGAATACGCCCTGCTGGTTGCGACTGAATCGGCAAGTGCCGATCAGCTGGCCTTTCTCGATGCGCCAGTCTTCTGTTACACCCAGCACCGCATTGATGCCGCTGTAACGATTGTGGCTGTCGAGAACACTGAGACCCTTGTTCAACCGGTCGGCGCGAATGGCTTTTTCGCTGACCTCCAATGACTCCTCAAACGGGTCTGACCACCAAGACTGCCGGATACCGGCTTCGCCTGTGGTGAACACCACTTCGACCGTCATATTCTCCCGGTCTACCGTTTCAGGCCGAAAGAAGGCCTTACCCTTGAGGTTCGGCATTTGCTCTTTTCTGATCGGCATCGCCTGGCTCCGTTGTCTTAATGCTGGATATTTTTACAGCTATTCGTCGGGGTCGTCTGTTGACGGCTCAGATTTATTGCTGTCGCTGTTACTGCTGGCCGAGTCGTTGTTGTCGAGCTGGTTGCCGGCAGAGCTGAATTTGCTCGGGTCGAAGTCAAACGGCAGGTCACCCATGGTGGCCTTGGCTTCTTTCCAGGCCTGAATGGCCGCTTCAAACTTGATGCCGTGCTTGCGGGTGAACTGCTGAGGTGTCATGGCACCGGTGCGGACCTTCTTGATATCCACGTCCAGCTCTTCTTTCGGGTTCACGGCTGAGCGGTGCGGCAGGATCCAGCTGCGCTGCTTGGCGGATACAGGGCCAAACTTGATGGTGTAGAGGTCATCGAACCAGTTATGCACCCGATCCAGCGCCGGCAGCAGCATGAAGTTCTGCCAGCGGTCGAGGTTGGTGTAGAACTCACCACGCGCCAGCCGTCCGGATGCCCAGGTAACCTTGCTGAAGTCGCCAGTAATCTGCTCCCGGGTGGCACCCACACCCACGGCAATGTCTTGCAGGACTTCGGCGTTGAAGTCGGTGGTGTGGTTGAGGTTCGGCGGTGTGACCACGGTCACTTCGGTACCGGAGTCGGTATAGGCAATCATGCCGGACTCCATTTCGGAGTAGGCCTGGCCGTCTTCGTCGCGCAGGGTGCTGTTCTTGCTGCCCAGACCCATATCACCGGCAGGCTCTTTGACGATGACACCAAAGCAGGCGGCGATGCGCTGTTGCATCAGCACGGCATCGCGCCACTCCTGTCGCATATCGACCAGATCAGCAATCGGGTGCAGCCAGCTGACGCCCAGATGCTGGCCGGGGCGGTCCTTCCAGTAAATGTGGATGATGTCATCCGCCGGGAAGAACTCGCTTTCTTCGCGGTAGAAGTTGCCGACCAGCTTGGTTTTCAGCCAGTAGCCTTTGATACTGCCGTCTTTGCGGTACTCGATGCCGCTGAAGATTTCGCCGCCTTCATCGGTCAGGCCGGACTTGGATTCATCCAGGTACTGCTGCTCAAGCGTTTGCAGCACCAGCGGAAAGGTCATGGCGTTGTTGATGATGCGGCGCACGAATACACCACCCGACTCAACCACGGTGGCCGCCCACAAGTGTTGCAGGCCCCAGAAGTTGTAATGGTGTTCGTAGTCGCACAGCGGGGAGTTGGCCCAGGCCTCGAAGGTGTCCTTGTACTTCTCCACCCGGCGCGGACTGCCACCGATATAGTCGGGCTTGATGCCGTCACCCACCATGTTGCTGGCCAGCACCGCCTTGATGCGGTTGCCGATCGCGGTGTTGCGCACCAGATCCTGAGCGCCACCGGCAAGGCCGCGATGGCCCCGCGCCACCTCTTCCGCTGCCCGACCGCCACGGCGGCTGTAACCAGTCGATCCACGGTTGGGGCGTGCGGCGTTGTAGGCGCGCAGTTCGTCCAGCACCATGCGCTGACGCTGCCGGTCAACGGCTTTCTTGGGGTTGGTGACTTCGTACCACTTATCGATCAGGTTCATTTCAGCGTCCCGAATCGTACCCTGCGCACTCCACGCGGGCGGTTGGCGTGTTGGATGCCCAGCTCGGCTTCCATCCGGTCAATGGCCTGCGCCATCTGCCGCATGGACTGGTATTCAACCCATGTATCCCCTTCGCGCACGCGCATAACGCCACGGGCATAGGCTTTCTTTAGGTTGGCGAGCTGTTCGTGGGTGAAGGTGGTCATTCAGCGGTTCACCGTGCCTGTGTATTTATCCAGTCATCCTCCGGTGATTGCGGTCGAATACAAGTCAACCGCTCAGCGCTTCTTGAACCATTTGGATGGGCGTTTTTTGCGCGGCGGGGTGCCGGTAGGTGTGGCCGGTACCTTCTGGGGGGTGGTGCCTTGTGTGGGTGCCGTGCCTTCTGGTGATTCTTTGCCGTAGCGGGTTTCGCGTTCTTGCCAGTCATCCTCGGTCATGCGGTCGAGCCCCAGCATCGCAGACGCGGCGCGGGCGTAGTTGCGGCAGTCAAGGTAGTGGTTGTGGTCGCGGATACGTTCCCATACCTGCTCCAGGTAGCCACGGCTGTTGGCCCGTTCCACCAGTATTTCGGCGGTCAGCTGCTTGAAGTAGTCATCGCCCCACTCAGGGAAGTGGCAGTAACCGGTCGGCCATTCAGAGCCTTCGGCCAGTGCCTCATCAGTCGGGCGCGGCAGCAGCAGCCACTTGTAGAGCTGTTCCTTCAGCACATTGACGCCCACAGGCCACATCTTGATACCGCCGTCTTTGCGGATGCCATCGATGCTGATTTGTACCGGCTTGGGCGTGCCGATCATGGTGGTCAGGCTACCCACGCCCTTGATGGCTCGCAGCCGTGGCGTGCCGATCTGGGCAACGGTGTTGTACACCTCTTGGGTGTCGTTGGATGAGTCGATCAGCGCCAGCTCTATCGGCATGGCGATGCCGTGCTGGTTGGTGTAGCGGGTTTCAAGGAACTTGCTCAGCTCTTCCTTGGTGCTGTCGGTCGAGATATGCCCCTCAATCACGCCGATATCGATGGACCAGCTGCGCTTCTTGCGGCCATACGCGACCACCTCAAAGATGAGGTAATCCTTCTGAACGTCGATACCGCAGACGATCATCAGTCCGCCTGCCGGTACGTTACCCAGCGGCCAGGTCTCGCGGCGTTCATACAGGCGCTGCCAGTCTGGTGCGTCTCCTTTTTCGCGGTATACGTTGGCCAAGCGTGTATTTTCGAACGCCTTGAGCGCCTGAGGGCTGTCTTTGGCATCCACGTATTCACGCGCCAGCGCCACTACGGAAATAAACGGGGATGCCAGTGCAGACGCTTTAAACCCTCTATGGTGCTTAATTTCAGGGCGCCGAGGCACCCATTCATGGTTGGCGATTGACCAAAAGCGGTCACTTTCGCTCCATTCAGCGCCACAAGCTCCGCAGATGATGCGGGCCTTGTCCGGCAGTAGATTTCCGTCTTTGTCTTCCGGTATATGCGGCACTACGTGCTTGTACCAGTCGAGCGGTTCAGAGTGGCCACAGTGCCTACAGGGCTGGTGGAATTCACCCTGGTCTGACTTCAGCCATTCCTGATGAATACGGGACCGACCTTCGACCGTAGGCGAACAGGCGGTGATTTTCTTGGCGCGCCGGCCATAGGTTGTGGCACGGCCCCACGCCACTTGGATCGGGTCACCCTCACCGCCGGAGCCGCCTTCACCGGCACCCACGTTCATCGGGTATTTGTCACACTCATCGAACAGCATGATTCGACAGGCGCGCATAGCAAGGTCAGTCGGGTTGCGGGCCGAGACTATGGATATCTGACCACCCGGGAACTGTTTCTGCAGGATGGTATTGCCCTGCCCCCGGCGGTTGCTGCTGAAGATATCGCGGACGGCCGGTGTGGCGGTGACCGATTTAACCAGACGCTCCTTGGACCACGCTTCGGCGGTTTCCGTCTTCGGCGCCACGTACATGATCGGGGACGGCTCCTGGTGCATGTAGTACAGAGCCGCGTTGAGCATTAACTCGGTCTTCATCAGCTGGATGCAGCACATAACCGTGACTTCCTGAACCTCAGGATCGGTGATGGCCAGCATCGGGGCGCGGGCGGCTTCAACACGATCGGTGCGCCACTTGCCTGCTTCAGCTGAGTTGTCAGGCAGGTACCGGAAGGTATCCGCCCACTCAACAAGATTGAGCTTGGGTGGCGGCTTCAGGTTTGCCTTGATGGCATCCTCAAGCCTGCGCCTGAGGTTACGAAGGCAACGAAAGTGAAGCGGCTCACTCGCTGCCATCGTCATCCTCTATGGTGAAGTCGGCCAGCTCTTCAAGCATCCGGTACACCTCTTCCTCAAGGCGCTTTTCGATGAATCCGGATTCCTGATGCTCCAGCTGAGCGGCACACTTTGGCAACGCGATCAGGCTTGCCCTGATGGTGGCCAGAGCATGCCCCAGTTCTTCAAGGATGGCCTCCACATCACCGTAACGCTCTTCCTCAACCGCAAGGCTGATCTCTTCCTTTTTCATCTTGGCCAGTTCGGTGCGACGGCGGATTTCGTCTATGTCGAGTTCGTCTGCATCCCCGCTGCCACGGGCCTTTTGCAGTTCCCGATCCTTCCACCAACGAATACAGGCAGCCGAATCGTAACGGGGTGAGTTGCGCGCACCCTTTTCGTCATAGATCGGCATGCCGGCCTTTGTGAACTTGGTGATGGTCGGACGGCTGACACCGATAATCCGCGCCAGCTCAGCGCCATTACAGAGGGTGCCGAAACCGCCGTCAGAGTTAGCACCTTTGTGGTTGTTGCCTGTTCTTGCCATGTACAAAAACCCAGTAGTCGCACTGGCCTGTACCCTACTCCACCGGCTGTCGGTCGTCTGTGGCCGTAACCTGTTGATGGAGTTGCCAAAACCTGAAAAAGCACTGAGTACAGAAA